TTATTTTATCATATTTAACTTCTCAACATCCGTAACACGCAAAAATGGCCATGTATTATTCACTCGATCCGTTCCAGGTGTAACAACCCGTTGAATAATCAAGTCCCAAATGATTTCCTGTACCAGCTCTATCTCTTGATTGTTAAGAAAAATTCCATCTTCCGGAATAGGCATTCCGTTAATCAGAGGAATGCCTTTATAAATATTAATCAACTTTGTAACTTCATTGACGTAAAACTCAAATTGTCCCTTAGGATGTTTTCTCAATACTTCAACCAATAAATTTATTAACTCATACTTATACATAAATTACCTCCATGTCTCAATTATTCAACAAAAGGCAATTTCTTCCTTTCAGACAATAAAATAAGCTGCCTACCAAATTGAGAATAGGTTAGCTTTAACAAAATAAAAAAAGGACAGGCCAAATAACCTGTCCATTTTACGCACACATTCTCTTAATTTGTCTACTCTATAATACCTTAGGGGACAATCCAGAGAATAACTTAACATAAATAAAAAATACGCAGGTTCGCCAACCTGCGTATTTGCTGTATTTAATTGGTCGGAGCGACATGAGTTGAACATGCGGCCTCTACCACCCCAAGGTAGCGCGGCAGTTTCATTATCGTAAACTAAAACACTCGTTCACCCTTGATTTACCTAGACGCATGCCGATTATTATGTCAATTTCTCTTTTGCGTTTTGTGCCATGTTGTATCGGGTTATATCGGGTAGGTTGCAGTGATAATTGCAGTACGTTTTTTTGCTGCAAAAAGGTTAATTAGTGAGTACTTAAATCTATAAAACTAATAAAACTCGTAGTGCTTAAAACTGCTTTTTGCAAGATTACTGCAATCTAACCATTTTTCTTGTAGCACCATGCCACTTATTTAAAATATAGCATACTACCAGGCATACTACTACTCCAAAAGATAAGATAATATTTTCATAATCCCATCTACTACTATAACAAGCACCAACACCCGTATTAAACTTCTCTCATACCATTGACTCATAAACGATAACACATATACTACTAAACTAATCATAAACAAAGTATACAAATCAGTAGTCGCAGTCTTCATGATAGTTTTAGCTGCAGTTATCATTAGAATCCCATCCTTGTAAAAGTTCCATCAACTAATTTCCAAACAGTATCTAACACCAAGCCTACCGCAACACATTTAAGAACCAGATCTATTCCACCGGACATTGTTTCGTGACCAAAATTATTACAAAGGGTAGTAAGTATCCATCTTGATATTGATAACCCAATCAAAATAATTACTGCAAATCCGGGTGTATTATATCCGATAGCAGATTGAATTACTGCAGTAAGTCCAGCAAAGCATACCGATAAATGCAGACTTGAAATTACCAAACAAATTATTAACGTCCGCATAATAAAACCTCCCTCACTTCACAAACTTTTTTATCATCCAAATAGAAAACACTGCCTCCAAAGTCAATTTTTTTCTTACCCACTTCAATTCTGGTGTATCGCTTATTTCGGTTCAGCTGATTCTCGTATGTCAAGATCAATGTATTGTAATCAAAACTTATTGGCGTATCACCATATGCACACTTTTTCTCTAAGTACAAGCGTACCCAGTTAATTTTGACTTTGTTTTCATCAACATCATTAATGTAGTATACATTAGGCTGATCAATCTCCAACCTTACACGCTTTACCTTTTTTCGCTTATAAAGCTCAAGCATGCGTTTTCTGGCCATTCGCTGAGAAGGGAAAAACATTAGGGCCAATTGAAAGGTGTCCAAGCAATGATATTTCTCCAACGCCTCTAGAATTTCTCGATCGCGCTTTTTTGCATATTTGAAATTATTCATGTCATAGCCCTCCGGTCAAAGAGCGGAGCCTGTATTTCTATTAAAGCATCATCAGTAGTTCTCCATAATGCACGTCCTGGTATCTTCTTCATTGTCACATACTGATCTAAGATCATGTTTGTATCAATTTTACTTGAACAGCTGAATGCCAATCGACCTATCAAGTTACTTTTCAAGTCTCCGAACTTTGATTCTTTCCCCAGAAACGAACTGCTAGGACGTTGACTTGCTAAAATAAGATGTATGCCGGTTGCAGCTGCTAATCTCAGCAAGGCGTCGATATGAGCTATGGCTTTTTTTGACTTAACTTCTCCGAGCTCATCTATGATAACAACAATCCTTTTTATCTCGCCATAATATTTGCGATACTCCTTAAAGTTCTCACATTCAACGTCGTAAAACAAATCCATTCTACGCCGCATTTCTAATTCAACTGCTTCTAGTGCACCTTCGATCTCTTCCACTGTGGTAAATAGCTTAATTCTATTTTTCAGATAGCTAAACTCACATCTTTTACAATCGCCAACTATAATTTCCGGCTGCAATGGATTGTTAAGCAGTGTATAAATCCAACCACTTAGTGTATTACTTTTTCCGGTTCTAGTCGGACCACCGACTAATACATGGTAGGTATTATCAAGTGAAAAGGTTTGAAGTTCTCCATGTACGTCATAGCCTATAGGCAGTTTAATCTCATAATCATTTATTCCGATGTCTTCAAGATTAAACTTGTAATGCTTACCTATTGGCTTTTCAATTACTCGCATTATCAATGCTTTTCCCTTTGAAAAGAAAACACATTCACAGCCGGTTATAGATTCAAAATGACCACTACATTTTATAATATCTGAATGTGAATCGCCGGGAGCAACGTATATTTTGAACTCCCACCCCCAGGACTTTCGTTCTTGATATATTTTGGGCCTAATATCAGTCTCTTCCCACAAAGCATTAATCGTATGTCGCACGCTGCACGGGATCTCATATCCAATTTTTTTATAAAACCAGTTTTCTAATTTCCTGCAGACTGGCTTTAACAAATAATTATATTGGCTCATAATTTTAACCTCTGCCACATTTTACTAACTATTGCCTTTCCTCCATCTACTACCTTTGAGATAATAGTTGTCTGTTGGCCTGGGACATCTGTGATGCTTTTAGAATTGGAACTTTGTTCCTTATCAGAATTAGAATTACGCTGACCGATCTCTTGCTCTTTTTCAACATAGGTTTTCTCTACCGTTGTCTTTTGATAAAAAGGAACTTGAAATACATTTCCATCAAGCAAAACACCCTTAAAGCCCTCTCGAATTGTAATTATTTTAGTTGTTTGATTACTAGTTTTATCGTTTGCTGTAGTTGAGCTATCATTGGATTTATCTACGATATTGCTGCTGTTATCCTTTTGGATTTTAGCCACATCATAAACAGGTGTAAGAGCAATTATGGCAGCTGCTATTACCGGTACTACTTTAAAAGTAATTGGTAGTTCAAGCACATTGAACCCTCCCTTGCGATCATAATGGGAATCTCAATCATTATCCCACTTCCAGTCATCTGAGCACGAAGGGCAGCTTAGTGATTCCTCTTTTTGTTGCCATCCACCGCTCAAAGCGTTTTGCTCATATAGCCCAGGAACCAGTTGATTCTTTTCATTAATAGACCAACACTCACCACACTGGGGATTAAGACATTTAAACAGCCCGATCATTTACTCTCACTCTCCTTACGCAAATAAAACACTCATAGCTTGCTTCGCCTGTTGTTGAGCGTCTTCACGTATGGCAACAGGCGAGGTATTTGAACCATTTGGTAAGTGAGCCGTTAAATATCTAAGAACAATTTCCTCTATGGTTTCTTCTTGATATTTACTGGCCATCTTTAGATCCAGTAAATTACGAACATACTCACTCCCTCCATTTAAATCAAAGAAATCCTTCTGTTCCTGCGTACATTTAAACCCGATGAACGCATTTAATTTCGTCATTTCTCGCCACCGCCAATTTATAGCAACCCCATGCGTTTGCCGTAATCGGCCGAGGATGCAATATAGCATTAGACCATATAGCCTTGAAATGAGGAAATAGAGGAATAGCTCCACCGCCACATATAACAACAGCATCAAATCTTGGTTGAGACTTCCAGGGGCCGATCATAATTTGTTGGACAATTGCATTGGCGAGGTTTTTATAATACGGTGCCGGATTTATTAAATCCAAATTATCTTCTACTTGATGAATAAGGATGTCTTTCTGTAATTTAATTTCTTTTTGCATGTCATTGTAGGCAGCCCACATACCAAGCGGCGCAAGTGTATCAGATAGCTCATCCTGATAAGTCATTTGGTACATGGCCGTAACATTAGTTGTTCGACTTCCGATATCAATCACACCAATGTTCTTGAACGAATAGCCATCTATGACCCGGCCTTTATTATCTAAAAACAAATCCCACGCCGCGCAGCCAGCTTCCGGAGCAACAGTCACGTCTACCACTTCTAAGTTGACTACTTTAAAAGGGAACTTTATCCGGTATACACCTTCTAAGTTTCGTGCAAACGTTTTTCTTTGCACGCGATAGTCGGATATGGGCAGGCAAGTGACCGGTGAGCAACTAAGATATTGACGATCAGATAAATATGCAGCCATGGTTAACAACACAGTCTTCGTTACATCATCTGTCGATTTTTTCTTTTCGTAACCTATAAGCGTATCAGAATACTTTTTCGCTAAATTGCCGACAAAGGACCATGAATCATTAATGGTTACGTCTAAATCATCGAGATGCTCTTTGCCATTAACCAATGTTCTTTCACGTCCGGGAGCAACAAACGCTGGAATAGTAATTTCCCTGCCATTCGCAACGGCCTTACCATAGTGATTACCCCCATTAAGTCCGGCCAACACTATAAACCACCTCCATTAAATATTTGGTTTAACCGATGGTTTAATATATGTATCATTAGCAATAAAGTTGCATATTCTAGCTATTAAATGGGCAAAAAAAATAATACCCTATTCCTTAGGGTATATAAGGAGGTCTTGCATATTGGCATTTGGAAAGAATTTTACTAAGAATAACCACATAGTTAGCAATTGGTTACCGTTAGGAATATGACCGGTATTCTCCCACTTACAGTACATGGTATATTCTACCTGGTAAAACTTCGCCATTTCCTTTTGTGTAACTTCTTTTCCCGTTTGGGCAGCTAATTGCAGCCGCCAATAGCGAAAATTATTTTTTATCATTCTTTCACCTACCAGACAGCAGGAATACTTTGGTTATTTATGGTATTTCTACAAATTAGTTAATTTACCTTTAGGGAGGCTATTTAATGAGAAAAAAGATTCTAGTTCCAATTATCACGTTAATCCTATCATTAATGCTCAATTCGGTGGTATTTGCTAAAGCGAATCACTGGAAAGACAACTCTTTTGATTTCTCCAGCATACAAAAAATAGTTATCATGACATATTCATTCGACCAAGATATCCTTGATCCATTCGCCAGTCAAAAAACATCTGAGTATATTGCTGCAGAAATTGCGAAGCAAGATGTCCAGTTTTTAACGCTCGATCAAGTTATTAAGCAAATAGGCCAGGATCTTAACATTGATATGGCAGCAATCAAAAAACAAAATCCAAATCAGTTTTTCGATATTATAGCCACCAATATATCAAAATACGCAGATGCAGGTATTAAAATCAATGTATATCAAATGGGCTGGGTTAAACAATATATTCCCCCCAGTTCATTTAATTATACCAGCTACAACACTTCGTATATAAATGGGTATAATAGTAAGGGAACTAACTTTTCTGCTTTTGTCCAAACCCCACAAACAAATCAAGTAACTATACCAGGTGGATTTGAAGATTTTGCAACTGCATCAATGGCAATATCAGTTTACGATTTGAAGGATATTAAATTAATTTGGGGATATTCCGATTATAAAAGTGATCAATCTCGCGCATTTAAAAAAGCAAGTCCAGAACAATCAATGAAAAAGCTTACTGAAGATGCTTTTAAAACGCTCCCCGTAAAGAAAATAAAAAAATAAGCCGTCCACCTAAAAAGGTAGACGGCCGCTTCACATTTATCTTTTCATAATTGGAAACTGCAGCCCACCTGCAGCTGTTTTCTGATCACCATACACCCAAAAAGATACGTTTTTATATAATGGACCATTTACCTGAGCAGCCGGCCCATTGATTCCCCAGCCTACTCCCAAATTAACCGCAGGCTTGGGCGTAGTAAGATTGATATGCATTTCCGTTTGTTCGGTAACAACAAATTTACCGTTCTCAAATTTGCTGTCTTCTTTAACATTGGCTGGAACTTCAAATTCTTTGCCGTTTACTTTGACATAGATTATTCCCTGCCGCTTATCAAACTGGACATCCGTTTTTTCGGTAATACCGGTAGCGGCATTCGTTTCTTTCGGCACGTATACGAGTTCTTTTGTATGGACAGTTTCTCCCTGTACATATACTACTTGTGTTTCACCTGGCTTTGCTGCTTCTCCATTTGTATTTACATTTATAACCGGAGTGGTGTTTTGACTCCTGCTATGTTGCTTCCATTCTTGATATTCGCTATAAATAAAGCATCCCAGTACTACAACTAATATACTGCATATAATAAGTTTCCAATTGTCCTTTATGAACTGCTTAATCATTAATTAACCCCCTTATATCATTTTTATACCTGGCATTCAATTCATCACGTTTAGCATCATTGAAGTTCTCCATATTGGAAAGATAGCCTGTTATGCGACGCACTCGGCAAATTGGCGATTTTTCAACAGTTTTGACTATAATTTCTTCATCTTCCAAACTGAGTTCAACCCGGGCAATTTGCTTGCCTGCTGACAGCCAGAGAAGCCTCTCTTCTGCGATAATACTCTCAATCTCTTGTCGTGTTATCTGCGGGTCCGCGGTTACCGGTATACCGGTTATTAGCATGTCCATCTTATAAACCGCGTTGCCTATACCAATTTGCTTTTCCGCGAAGAACATTGCCGCCTTCTCCCGGTTCTACACCAGGGAAAAACCATAAATCCCAACGTTCGCAACTATGACCAGGCCCATACATGCCGTTAGGATGACCATTATACTCGTATCCCGGATTAATTCCATCAGCATTATTAGCTGCTTCAGCATGTGTCATAACTCGACCTACATCGATCGTCAAATCTAAGACTCCCGCCAACACCGCTATTACTTGCGCCATAACTTCTAATTGAGTTTCAGTTGGCGGTTCAGATCCAAAATCATTAGTTGTGGCTCCGGCACAACATGCAAGCGATATCCCAATTGCACCGGTATTGCGTTTATAGGTATGTGACAATATTTGTGATAGATCGTTACCATTGACATAGATACTCCCATCATGATCAATGTGAATGTGATAAGAAGGAGAAAACTGGCCATAATGGCCAGCACTCCAATGTAAGTATAATTTAACGTCTCTCCCACAACTTTTAGCAGCTAACCAGAGTTTATTTTTGCTCTGCAGTGCAATTTGCCTGAGCTCCGCTAATGTTATTTTCCGCAATTTCTTTCCCTCCTTTTACTTGCCGCCAGGTGTCTAAGCCGCGTTTAACCGTGTTACTTGCTAATTGCAGTCCCAGCGCAGTTAAAACCTTATCCAGCATGTCCGTGAGGTTTATGGCCGTATCTGGATACAAGAGCATTCGATAAACAATTACCAACACCGTAACAGCTAACATAGCAATAATAACGCGATTTAAAGATACGTCTTTAGCATCGTAGCTCTCACATAATACTAATGGTAGGTTAGATACAACCTGCCGTACATTCTGCCAGAACATTAGTGTCCTCCCTTCGGGATATTGTTAAATAAAAAGCTCAAAAACGACACTAACAAGCCCACCGTAGCGCTAATTACTCCTGCCGTCTTATAAACACCGTCAATTCGGTGGTGAGCAGATTTAGTGCTTGCCTCAAGACTAACAACTGCTTTACCTAAAAATATCAATTCTTCCTGGCATCGTGGGCATTGAACAGTTAGGTTTTTTAGCGTTGTCTCAATGATGATTAATCTATCAAGCACCTCACGCTCAAACGTTTTCTCTTCCCCCAAGACTTCACCCCCAAAAATATTTAATAACTACATTTACCTTTCACACGGTTCTCTCGGTATTTCGCCCACCTCCACAAAGAGAAATTTATTTAGGGAGGGATGCCTTTGATTTTTTCCAAAGAAAGCCATAAAGGTCTATGCTTCTGGTTACTTACATTGCCTCTAATACCGCTAGTGATCTTCCTATACCAGTTCGTTGTTGAAGCCCTATTTATTGCCCTTGCTATTTCATGTTTTGTGTGGGTATTCATCATATGGCCATATCGTTTCTTCAAATGGTTATACGAACAATACCGCAATAAAGAAAAGAGCCGCTAATTTAGCAGGCTCTCCTTTTTTTTACTTCTTTTCTTTTTTCAACACATTATCAGTTGCTTGCTTATAAATACTTTTTCCACCTTGCTTTTCTTGCAGCTGCTTTTGCGCTTTTTCAAAAATACTACCGGTACTGATTTTATTTTTAGTCTGAGTTTTCTTTTCAGGTAGAAATTCGCCTTTAAGTGCTTGATCAGCGATTATAACGGCTTCCCGGTTTAGTTGGTCAATTTGCTCTCGCTTAGATTTAGAATCAATTGTTTGAGATACCAGTATGGTCTGTGATTGATCCCTGTTATCTTGCAGTGCCTTACTTGCCAACCGATACATTTTTAAGTCCGGTGGAACAGGAACTTCATCGCGAAGCTCTTTTGTGCTTTTTCCTGTTGCTGCAGCTGTATCCATTAATTGCACTTTATGGGCCTGTTCAAGTTCCTCTAACTGCTTATAGAAGTCACCGATATTATCCGCATTGCGATAATTTTGAGTAAAGAAACGACGCACCACCGGCCATTCCTGCCAGTATCTCATTGGGGCATTTTCGTATTTACCATAAGCGAGATCGATGGATTCAGTTATTGTAGTACCAACACCACCGGTATAACCACGAATGTAGTTATCTACAAACCGGGGAGATACGCCAAAAATTTCACCGACTTTTCTAGCGATCAATGTCGTACTGGGGCCATATTGACGTTCAGGCGGTAAAGTTTTTTCACCCTGAGGAACAATGCTTTTATCCGAAAACAGACTGTAATTTGACATGTGTTCGTACACAGGTGTTATGGCCGTAGGTAAAAGAGTCGGCAACTGATTGGTAAGCAGCTTTCCCACTTGCTTGAAAGCGTCAGGATTATTTTGTACGGCCCATTCCATAAACCGAACCGGCATCGTTGCAAACATTGTTCCAGCCAAAAACGGTTTTGGCACACTGAAAGTGAAAGTGTCATTGATTGGCACATTCCAGAACATATCTTTACGCCATTGCGGTAGTTTCTTGTATCGATCGTCATCTTTATACATCCACCATAATAGCAGTGAAGGGATTGTAAGCAAGACTATATGCTTAACCCACGCTTGCATGGTTCGATCATACACAACATCCTTAACACTACCTTTACCCGCAGCTACATCATTAATTTTTTCTTTTAACTCATTACCGCCAGTAAATAAGACTCTAAATACTTTATCCCAATCAAGAATAGTTACTTTACTAAATACCGCCACTCGATTCCATACAACGGATGCAGGGCCACCTTTTGAGAAATCTATCGTTAAATCTCTTGCATTAAAAGCTCTTTCCGGTAGACTGAATCCTTGTTCTTTCTCACGAATATATTCACCGACACGCGGCGCAGACTCTACCATTTGCCCCACACGTTCCAATAACTCAATCATGTGCATCGGGCTAAACTTCCCTAAGGCAGTTTGTTTGCGTATCTTTTTTATTGCCTCTTGGGCGAAATTACGGTCAGTAGAATAAAAATCGGCCATGGCCGTCCCGGATGATACATATTCCCACCATAGCTTATCCTGCTTTGCAATAGCCATCATCCCTCTGAAAAAATCCCCTTTAGGCATATATCCGGATGGAGAGTTAACGTAGCTTGTAACCAAGTCACGCGAAACGTTCACGGCTAGAAACGCTGGATTAAGAGAAACAAACCCCGCCCGGGCAACTCGTACTACCATACTTAAAAACTTCAAGAATAGGTTAGATGTATCGACTTCCTGCTCCATCATAGACTTGTATACTTCCGGCACGCCTATTTGATAAAACTTTGCCTTACCATTAACCAATACCTTAAATACACTATCTTTGTCTGATGCTCCGTTTCTTACAGGGCGTTTTGCAATGATAGATTCTATCTTGCCATTATCGCTATGGGTAATAATAAGCTCATTGCCTTTTTCATCTACCGGATTTCCATCCTTGTCGGTATTCAACCACTTAGGCTCGTTTTTGCTATCATATTCAACAAAAGTTTCGCCCTTTTTGATAATGGTTTCAGCAACATCTTCAAGAGCAACCTCTTTTTCTGCATATGCTATTTCTGGAACCTCTTCAATTAACCATCCCATATTGGCATGGTTGTCCGCAATATCAGCAAACAGCTGCTTAACTTTATTACGTTCAGCTTGTTCAAGCATCTTGAAGACATTGTGTACTATTGACTCTGCCGGATTCACAATATCGCGTACACTGCCTACCATTTCTTTTAAACTATCGCCCAACTTTTCATATGCAGCTTCTTCGAAAACACGCATTAAGGGCACATAGTTCGGATATGCCTTTCTCAAGCCTTCCGCTTTTCCCTTTGACACAACGCCATAGTCAACCATGATATCCATTAGAGTATTACTAAAATCAACAATTTGCCTTCCTGCATTTACTATTTCCGGCCGTGCATCTTCAACTGTATTTAGCCAATCATCATAATCAAGCGGTGCTTCTTTTTTGTTTGCTACGGTAAGCATATGTTTAGAAACAACATACTCAAATAACTCTTGGTAAACCTCTTCATTTCGATCTGCACCGATAGAGCTCATGATGTCAGACAACGGGACAAACTTACTGAAATCTACACCCGGATGGACTGCTTTGAGGCCATCACGTACAGCCTGGGCATTAGTGCTTTTATTTTTGCCGATACCAAGCATGGCATTAGCCTTCCCTGCTAAGCCGCGGGTTAATAAGGCTTGAATATAAGGATTCTGTTCCATTGGGAGCTTTTTACCAATCAGCTTTTCCACCTGGTCAATTGCTTGTTTTATTGGAAAACGCCGCTCAACTAATTGCCGATAAACATAAGCCAACGCTTTACCAGCCTGTTCTTTACTTTTAGCAGACAGGGATCGCAGCGTAAGCTTTTCTTTTTGATCCCAAGAAATAACCCCACTTACTCTTTCCCTGGAAGTTTGGTTATACCATCGATACATCATATCTTGAATCAATCTTACATCGCGAATTTTTGAACCAATTGCCTTCTCAAACTCATTAGTAAAGTTAGGGTACTGAGCAGTATTGCCAGTAACATAATCAATAAAAAATTGCCCTACGCCGCCTTTGAGTTCAATAGCATGAGGCAATTCACTTAGTCTAAACTGATTGTCTAAGAGTTCTCCAATTGACTTTAGCAGCCCAGGGAAATCATAAGCTTTTTGGCTTCGGATAACATTTGCAAATTCTTTAAATTCATTTGAAGATGCTGCTCTACCCCACCGTACCGGTGCAAATAACTCCGTAATCTTGTCACGTATCGATCTACGGCTAATTTTTTGAACATTGGGTTTCGTAAATTTAAACTCCAACTTATCCGGCACTTTTTCTGAAGCGGCTCCTGCTCTTACCTGTGTGTTTGTTGCAGAAATTACATCTGCAGCTTTTGGGGGCTGCTGTTCGTTTTGCTGATAAGTTATTGAGCCATCTTGGTTTTCAATCCGCTTCCAGCCACGTTTTTCAAGCCCTGCCATCATACGCTTGTTTTGTTCTGTAAAGTCGGTTTTTCCATCTTTGGCAGCAGGCCGGAATGTCATTTGACCTTTTGCTTCAGCTTTTCTATCTTCCGCAGCCTTTGGCTCCATGTAGTTCGACTGACTTCTCCCTTGTGTTTGCTTTAGTACATCTGTAAAAACATCAGGATTCTCTGATAAATAATAGGCCAATCCCTCTTGCTCAAAAAGTTTATCGAATAAGCTAAATTGCTGCTTGCTTAAAGTATCTTTTGCTAAAGCATAAAGCGCAACCAAATCAGAATATGTTTTATCACCATCACCGAGGCGCCGCAAATTAGAGTTAATTTCACGAATATCACTATCTTGATTTTGAATAAACCGTTTTATCAACTTGTCTAAATTCCGCTCACTTCTAATGATGTCAATGAGCTTTTCGTATGTGAGTTTGTCATTACCTCGAAGCCCTTGAAGTACGGTATTTCCTTCGACTATCCATTTTTCTTTAATATAGCTAAGCACTTCATTATCGAAAACACCATTGTGGTCCATTCCATGAATAGTTTCATGAACGAATATTTGAGCTAAGTCATCACCAAAACGACTTGGATTAAAGATAACCTTTCTCTCAAGAGGTAGGTATCTGGCCATCTGCAAAGATCGAATTCCGGAAAAATCCTCTACAGTTCCAAGTGCATAAGTAACCTTGCCGGCCGCTATGAATTTTATAATTTGTTGAGCTAACTCACCATGAAATTCATCAATCGCATTTAAAATTTGATCTACTTGTTCTTTTGATAAGCTGCTCTCAAAGCGTTCTCGTACTCTTGCCCTTTCATCAAAAGATTTCTCAGATTCGTTTCGGCCCATTCCGATTCCATTGGATCTTCCCCGGTTATTTCGATTATCTTTTTCCGGGCCTCTTCCTCCAGGCTCTTGTTTTCCGCTTTGTCCACCATTGCCACCTCCAGCAACATCACTTGTACGTTTATTAGCCGCGGTATCCCGCACTTCCTTCCATACACTACCGATTACAGATCTAAAGTTATTCCACATATGACCAAGAGTTTCACGCATCTTCGCCATCCACTCTTTACCGGTTGTATTACCTTGCTCCATTAAATGCTGGCCTAATCGGACTAAACGCGGAATTGCTTCTTTTGCTTTATTGATGTAGGGAAGAAGTGCTGCTTCGATGTCAACGTCATCAAATTTCCCGAAAGTAGGATCAAGCCCTACCGCCAGCTTATCAATACCTATATCTTGCTTTTTATCCTGAGCGAATTCGTCTAAAAAAGCTTTTCTATCTGCAGCATTTTCAAATGCAAATCCTTTAAGTGCTCCACCTTTATTAAAACTGTTGTACCAGCCATTATGTTGCTTAGCAATTTTAGATATTTTACTGAAATCATCACCCAAATGCTTCGTGGGAGTAGCAACATACAACGTTTTTAAGGTTTTCGTATGCTTAAATTCGCCAAGATCGAAGTTTACAGTTTCGACATTTTGATCCTGCACAACTTCAAGCTGAGATTGTTCTGACTTAATAGCTCTCTCAGGCATTGAAAGGTTTTCTAACCGGTCAAATAACTCATTAATATTATCGGCATTAGAAAGGTCAATATTTCGCTGCTGCAATTTGTTAAGCTGTTCATTGTCTTTCTCTCTATACTTTTCGATAATGACAATCTTCGTTCTAATACTGGTACCGGCTCGTTCAAATGTAACAGCAGGAAGTTTAACCGCCCCAACAAGATAAGCATCTTCAGCTGCATCTGATTCCATCCAACGCTCAAATCGCCTATCAGCTAGTCCACCATCGGGAATTAACGCGACAATTCTACCCCCATTATATAAGTGCTGAAATGCTTTAGCTACATGTTCTATTGCTGTTTTGCCACCATGGCCATAAGGCGGGTTCATTATGATTGAATGAAACTTATTGATTATGTGATAGTTTTCAAATCGCTCAGCAACAAGCCTTGCCGGACTGTTCATCGCAGCTAATGGGCCAAGCTCATAACTTGGCTCAATCATTACATGATCGCCTTTTTCCGGAAAAAATCTAGCAATAGCTCCATGACCAGCTGAAGGTTCAAGCGCCCTTTCTCCTTCTTTCATATCTGCCCACTCGACCATTTTTAAACCGACTGGCTCAGGAGTAGCAAAATAATCCGTTCCCTCAGCCGCCTTACTTCTGCTTGTCTTCTTCTGCTGACCAAAGTAGTATGATATAGCTCTTTTGAAATTGGTCATTTCCTGCCGACTTGCCCGATCCCCGGCCTTTCCACCCTTACCCTCTCCAGGGGCACCGGCCGGATAATCATCACTCAATTGATATGCATCAATAAAAGCTTCTCTTAACCTTCGTGCATCTTGCCCTAATGCAAGGTTTTCAGCCGTGGTAGCACGTTCAGCTATTTTAGTCGCAAATGTATAACGTTCAAAACTCGTTCCTGTATTCAGATATCTAAATATAGCATCCGATTTTTGTCCTACTCGGTAAATACGTCCTTCAATTTGTATTGCTGCTGTCGGTTTTACAGGCATGCCAAGATTGATGAGTACTCTTTGATGTTTGCCAGTAGTATCGTGTAAACTAATCCCTTCCCGGCCAGCATCAGACTGAACCACAAGTAAACTCTTTTCACCGTCATCCCGATTAAATACATCAACATTATTCCTGCGCACCTTATCTGGAACTGTACCATTGAAGAATAGAGCTTTTTCCCCAAAGGAAGCCTTCATTTGAGCAATTGGAGACTTCAAATCACTAAAATTCAGATTGATTAAATCACGTCGCTTTGCTGAAAAGCTATTGTATTGTTCCCGAATATCATTTGGTACATAATCAAACTTAAACGGATGGAACCCCCCGCCTTTGTTAAAATCATGGAATACCACTACCTTGCGTCCTAGCGCAATATGTTCTTTAATCATATTCACGGCATGCCGCGATTTAATTGATTCTAAAAGATACATTCGATCATGGTATTTAAAGCGTTCCATTACAAAGTCATATAGCTCACGGTACTCACCTCCATCGGTTTCCCATAACCACTGAAGGCCTTCATCAATTTTAGCACCAATTGCATCATTTACCAGCGAAAACTTACGATCGTAGTCTTTATCTACAGAAAGCATTCGGCCCGAAAGAGCGCCTTGCTTGCGCAGCCATTCATGGAATTGTTGTTCCATTACTTCATTATCAACTTGTGCATCTGGTTTTGTCAGCTTATTGTATCTCATGCGATAACCAAAATGGTTAATAAAGAATTTTTCCCGTGCATCAGGAGCGTTATAAGCTTGAGAATCTGAACTTTCTCCATAGTTAAAGAGAAATCCCTCAGCATAGTCAATGTTCTCGACATAAGCAAAAGGCGTAGCAGATAAAAATAAAACTCGCGGTCTATCTTGCGGCTTAATTGCATCCCATTCTTTGAAATATTTCTCCCGTAACGAATTAACTTTTGCCGATATTTCTCTCGCCTTACTTTCAAGAACAGGTATTTTGGCGAGACTTTTTTCATCTTCAGACTTTTCAAGAAGCCTTAATTCTTCCCAAGCATCATGCTCCTGCTGCTTGAGTTCTTTTTCGATATTATTAAAACGAGTGTAATAACCTCTTCTATGAAAAGCAATTGCACGGAGATTATCTGCAGCCCCTGTAACGCCACCATTTTGACTACTTGCCAAGTAGTGTGATTCATCAGTAACAATCAAATCCCAATTGCGACTCGTAAGCTCTTGGTTTTGATTAAGATTTGCGTATGTTGTAATAGTAATACCGGTACCTGCAGATTTGGTATCATCCAATTTTGATATCGTCAGGTTTAGATTTTTCCCCGAATTAACCCACCCATCAATAATTTTGCTGTTAGGTGCAGCAATAAGAATATTATCCTTGCCTTGCATGGCAAATCGCTTTACGACACCAAGGCCAGAGTATGTTTTACCGGTACCGGTACCATTTGTAAACAGTACACCATATCCATCGGGCAGTTTAAATCTTTGTTCAGCAAAATGAACATCTTCTTGTTGTTCTGGCATCAAAAAAGGCAGCGTATCCCGGATGTTATCCAGGTCTGCTACCTTGACACTAATAGAATCAGCTTTTTTCTGCGCAGCTAATTTTTCTGAAGTTTCGGTTCTGTCTGCAGAAGATTCAATAACTGCTTCTGCTGCTCTTGGGTCAGAAGGTACTCCCGGGAGGCCAGTATTATCGCTTCCTCCAAAGAGGTCACTTCCGGAATGGCGTTTCTTATCCAAGGATGATTTTGAGCGTATTCCCTTATTCCCTTCGCTTCCGCTACCAAGGGAGCCACTGTCAAGTACGCCTGCACGACGATCTGATCCAGCCCCGTCGCTTCTAGCCTCGTCGCCTCTTCCTCCATCGCTTCGGCTATTTCCTGCTGGTCCATCGGGAAGTATTGCTGACCCCATTCCGTCTCGATCGGACAAGTCTGTGCTATTTCGTTCCATATCCGCGCTGCTATCCCTACCATTAACCTCACCTTCTTTCTTTGATTGTACTTCAGCTTCCGTTTTTTCCGCAACATCATTTTTAAATCCTGGCCACTCAGATACGCCATTATAAATGGCATCAATTATATTATCGTACTCAGAACCTATATCTTCATTTATACGGCGCTTAACCTCTTCTTTACCGGTAATACCATCTTGATATAAAACACCAACGTATTCAAACATGGTATTAGCCAAATCACTGTCGTACTTAACATCAACAGGCCATGATGTAATTGACTTCCAGACACTATTTAAAAAAGGTTCAATTTTATTACCAACCGTCTGCAGCATAACTTCTGACCAGGATGTAAAGGAATTAATTCCACGCTGCATGTGAATAGCGCCCACCTTAAACGCGGCACTCATCAGGGCTGGATTAAATACAGGATTCGAAGAAATGTTCTGCAACTCTTTTTGTAATTCTTTAAGTGCATCTTGCAATGCGGCATCCGAATCATCTACGATATTCATTTTTTTAGATTGCTTCGGTTTCTTACCAGCCTTTTCAAGCAATTTATTTTTTAAGCGATTACGATTATCTTCACTGCCATTAAAGCCACCTTTACCTTCACCTTGTGCCAGTGCTTCGGGAGAATCATTACGCACTTCTTTAGCTGCTTCATCCGGATTAACTTCGGCATTCTTATCAACTATTTCCGGCCGTACATCCTCAGCTTGATCTATAACCGAGGCCTTTTCACTTGACTGAATAATTGGAGCAACATCATTTACTGGTTTTCCAATTTCTCTGGCAACCGGTATTGCATCTTTTGCTGCTGTTTGAATACTTCGAGAGTCTTTTGTGCCACTGGACTCATTTGCTCGTAAATATTCGTCGAGGGCCGGGGTAACTTCTTCTCTGATTTGCTTGATTCCATTTAAAGCTGCCTCCATATCGTTATAAAAGTCAACATCTTGCTCAGATATTTGTGGCCCATATGTTGGGTCAGTATACCCATTACGCAAATGATCTTCGGCTGTCTGCCGTAGGATATACTCCCAATCCTCTTTCTTTGGATATCCGACATATTCCTTACCAGTTTTTCCGCTGGTCATTTGGCGCTTGTAGGTTTCCAGTGCATCACGGTACCATTTATAATTCATAGATCCACCGCGACTAACAACACCCTGTTTCATTTGTCCACGCAAAAGGTTTATATAATCAGCCACCATGCGATTACGGGTAGATTCAATTTCGCTTTGGACAAGATTAATCGGGGCTTTATGATGATCCAATACATCTACAAATAGCTTGCTCAAATCATTAAGCTTATTATAATTATCTGCCCGTTTCAGTTCATCGATCGTTAGTCTTTCACGGACATTCGGTTGAATAACCGAGTTTTCATAAAGTTTTACTCTACTGCCAAACCCAAGATCCCGGGCAATATTAGCAGCCGCAGCTAAATCTTGGCGTTGCACAGCATTCGCTAAACGCCTACGCATCCCGGCTTGCCAAGAATCCGGTAGAGGTTCTGCTTTTTGAGGAATAAGTCTTTGCCTCAATTCGGCTAATGCCTGAATACCGGCTGCGTTAGGTCCATCTTGACCTGGCAATACAATACTGACATCGCTCTGGGCTGCCGGAGTGATGATATTTGCTGGTTTTTGCCCAGTAATATCAAGCAACTGTTTCTCTGCCTGCAGCCTATCTTCCTTTTGCTTTATTGAATCCTGTCTTTCTAACTCTTGCTGCTTTTGTTCCTGCGTCATAAACGGCTGTATTGGTTCAACACTTGGCAAATCCGGCCGTTGCAGGACAGAATATTCATGAGGCATATTATCGGCCGGCAAGGTAGTTTGTTGAATACTATTTATAAAAGCGTTACGTTGCTGCTCAAGATTTAAAAGGAGTTCCGTACCTTTAGGCGTAATTGGTGTAATTCCATCTTCAGCAGAAATATCTCCACTATCAATAGCTTGCATGATTGCTTCGACTTCAAAATTGTTCAGATCTTCTTCCGATCTAAAAGCAGGTGTTTTCATTTGAGGCAGATCCGAATTGCCATTGATCACTGGCTGTTCGCTTTGGGTCCCGTTCTTCTCGGAAGTAATATTCTCTGCAGGCTTTTCTTTAGAGAAATCTCCGTTTTTAACACGCGAAATCGTACCTGGTACATTAAACAGAATCCCAGCGCCGAAACCACCGGCAGCTTGCTCCATCAAATCATCATCCCAGTTTAAGGGATTTATTTGTGCTTCTGGAATTTTACTACGGGCTTCCATTAAATTCTTGCGCCTCTGTTCACCTTCAGGTGTCGTAGCGTCTGCCATCTGGATTTCCTTATCCAAGGCTTCAATTAAAGCCGAACGCTTGACGTTTTCTTGCCCGACTTCCTCACCGGCGTTTTGTAATCCCGCGATTCCATAACGGGCAGATTCACCCAATACATTTCTCAGAATTCGCTGTGGTCCCTTGAAAGGCAATTCAGTAAAAGCAGTTGCGATTTCGAATGCATTAGATCCAGTCAAAAGCTTAATGTTTAACTCAACAACCCTATTACGAATCTGGGATGCTTGTTCATGCGAAAGTCCGGACTCAATTGCCTCATTATAGGCATCGTTTCCCTCAACTTGCGCTTCAGCATAGGCAGCAGGTGCTTGTATATAAGCCCCGCTTAATACATTGCCTGCATATTTTGATAACACTGCCGGAGCGTTCGCAGCAATTTTAGCAGCTGTAGGAGAAAGCTCTGACAACTTTTCAAAAGCATTTACTGCAGCCGGAACATTCTTGGCAGCGCCGATACCACGGCCAAGTACATTCATCGCTGCATATTCTCCTGATTGCGATAATGCAGATGGATTCCTTGACTTTAATCCTGTTAATGCGGCCAGGCCAAGTCCAACACTGGTAGGAGCCATAGTAGTTAAAGTCTGACCCCACCACTCAGGAGAATAGCTCTCATACTTCTGCTGGGGTACTAATTTTTGTAATCCATCACCGATATTATCAATCTTCTTAATTAAAGGAGTTTGTTTTTCATTCCATTCCTGGTCCGTCATATATTGAGGTTTGTGCATCGTTTTAACAGCGTTATTGATAAGCGAAACTGCAGTACCAATACCATAAGGGATTGCGTCAGAGATTGCCTTAGTGACTCCTGAAAACTTGGGCGGCCCATCATTTGCAACACTAGCTTCAGAAGAAAGCTCCCATGGCTCTAACCCACCAAAGTCAACTTGAATATCCTCTGGATGGCTAGAAGAAAGGCCGTCAAGCGACGGCCTTTCAAATGTTAATGGGATATTTGCATATTGTTCTGCCTGGACATCCATTATTTTTTGTTCATTTTCTTTTATTGCAGCCTGCAAGTCCTGCGAAAAATTACGTGTAAAGCTCATATGACATCGTACCCCCTAACGATTCTTTGCCTGCCATCCATCCCCAGAGGTGCTACTCACATACGAATTAGGCAACCCTCTGCGTTCAGATTCCATCAATATATACGCAATGTGATTTTCGGCAGCTTCAGTGCCTAACGCTTTCTTAAAAAAGTTTTCATATGCTTCCAAGTTCTCGCGTATCTCACCCGCATCATTCATGCTCGCTATACTTGCCAACATTGTCTTAGCGGTATCAACATCTTTCGGGTTAGTGCTTGGGCCAGTATAATATTTTTCTTCGCTGTTAGAACCAGATCCCTTGCCTGATTTGCCAGAACTACCCGCACTAGGGGTCTGTTTTCGTAATAACCCATACTGCCCATTAATATTAGCCGTATCAATTCTGCCTTTATATCCCATATCGGCAGTATATTTATTGGTAGGATCTATACCTTTGCCGAATTGCTGCATGGAAACTTTGCCATACGGACCACCTTTCTTATCATACATTGTTTGTACTACTCGATCGCCAAGATCATCTTCTTTTATGGCATAATCTCCAATACCTGCCTTGTAAATATCAGGTAATTCTTTTGTATTACCGGTAAGAGCCATATACTCAACGAGTGCGTTATTCCGTGAATTATAGTCAGGTGAACCTTGATATTTTGTCAAAAAGCCATTCAGTAAATATGCCTGCCTTGCTTGATCTTGTTTTGCATTAAAATCACCGGCCATCGTACCCGCGAGCTTATAAGCCTGGTCGGGCGACATTCCTGCTTTTGCTCCCGTGGTTGCTATAGAAAGGATATCAGCAGCACTGAGTTTTTGCGGATTTATTTCTGCATTACGTTTTTGCGTTGTATATTGATTTCGCGCCTGTTGCGATTGCTGCGCAACAGCCTTTTGTTCACCAGCGTTATCATCCCCCAAGATTGCAGTCATTCCATCATCCAATGAGGGAACATTTCCAATGTAGGTATTATCTATAGCTGCAGATTGCTCTTGCTGTTGCTTTTGAATGCCCTGTTCTTTGGCATTATAAGCAGCCAGAAGCTGGTTCATCCCTTCTCTTTCTCTTTTTTGAGCTCCTTGATGAGCCAAATAACTCCCTATTAAACCGCCGATTTCTCCCCAACGATTATCTGCAGGTATAAGAATAGCCATGTTTCATCCTCCTTCCTACCACTGTGGCTTTTTAAAGCCACCTGATGCCCACCCGCTTAATGCAGAACCTAATAAACCACTACTCCCCTGCGTAACTGCAGTTTGAGCAGGCTGACTCATACTTTGCCTAAATCCTAACCAATTATCGTACAGGCCACTTCCCAGAGCAGTATTGCCTTGACCCATGCTATATAGGCTTTGTGCATTTTGTGCCTGCTGATTCAGAACCGACTGCAGATTATCCATTACCCAATTATTAGCATCTGTACCGGCCTGTGCTAATGCATTTTGTGTCATGGAATTTGCCCCAAGATTTCGAAAGGCCATATTATTAGCAATTGATCCGACTTGCTTATTGTAGTTATCCAAGCTTAGGCGCTGCAGATTAGCTGCGACATCACCATTTACTTGCCCATTAGCGGTTTGCGACATTAAGTCCGTCCCTTGATTGATCAAACCGCTTGCTGACCCTAGAAGCCCTGAAGCAACTCCCGTAAGCTGCTCTCGCATAGCTTTCTCATAGTCGGTTTCAGGTTGAATTTGTGCAGCTACGCTTTTAACCTTCGGGCTTGACCCGAATAGTCCACTTAAGAGTCCCATGTTATCCCTCCTGTTCAATACTGACTGAAATAGACTCAATGTAGCATGAGTTATGGTCCTTTGACGTGCATTTAGCCCATATACAAAGCCCTACCGTGTGAGGCCCAGCATCTACCGTATAGGCTTTTTCATCGGCTATTAACTCATTGGTATAGGTAACAGTACCTGTTTTACCGTAAGAAGCATACTCCCTAATCATGTAAGGTGTGTTATCAATATGTAGGCCTATTTTGGTATAAACCTGATCGGCCCACCCACCGCCTGTATCGGTATGGCCGGTGAGTCTTAGCGTGATAAGTAAGGGTTTGTCTTTGTCCTGCGATACAAAGGGGATACTGCCGAAGTAATAATATTTTCCCGGTACGCTCCCGCTAAGGTTGTACAGATAGGCATTAGATTCGATATCCTGCGAGGCATCGAATGGTGAGTACTCTGTTTTAGCCTTGTAGATCGTATTGTCTTGCCCCCTAAAGGTTAACGCCGAAGCAAAATAGCTGTTTAGATTCTTTGTTACTGGCAAATAGACCGGATTACCGGCTACATCTTTTAGTTCAATGAAATTCCCATCCGCAATATCGTCAGTAGAGGTATACAGTTTGTGAACAGTAGTCACAGCACCTAACGTATCATCTATCCTACGGGTATAAAGCTTATAATCACTCACTGCCATATTATCACTTCGCAATCCATATATTGCCGCCAACGTCAGATGTAGGTATGTTCCAGGCTGTTCCCTCGGTATCGTTTGTAAGTCTGATGCTACCATTAAGCAAGGGAAGATTATTTGCTGTTCCGTCTGCGTGCTTGCCGTCAACAGTATCTACATCACCATGCTGAATTAAAATAGCGACCTGCTGTTCGAAGTTAGACAGATCGCCGTAAGCTTTTGCAAATTCGAGTATGAATTTTTCAGCAGCCTGCTTGACTGTATCGCCGTTTGGCCCTGGTCTTGTGTCTACCGGAAATCCAGTACCATAGGTCATTTAATCTCCACCTCCATTCAATATAAAAGAGAACTAAGAATTACCTTAGTCCTCGATAGTGTATCTATAATCCAGTTACGTCTAGGATTAAATAATTGTAAAAAGCGTGTTTATACTGGGCTATATAGGCGTGATACGATGTGATTCTTGTATAATAGGAGTTTATTGTTCCTGCACTAAAACTAAACACTTGGATATAGACCGTGTCACCTGCATAATGAGGCATAACATAGCTAGTGCAAACTCCAGGCAAAATAGCATAAGTTTTTTCTGGGGGAATGCTATGAGAAGCAATTCCCCTCCCATTATAATCCTCGCCATAGTGTGTAGTGCTTAAACTATCATATCCAGAGTTTGCCAATACTACATTCATATACCCTTTCCCTGCTGAAAAAACCGGGACTCCACTTGGATCATACACAGTAAATAGTCCGTTGTCAGTAGAGGGGTATCCGAACACATAGTAGTATATAGTTCCGTTGCCAATAAATCTATATTCAGTTGCAGTGGAGGTTGCTATCGGTGTTCCTGCAAGGTAGGCTGAATTATAAGTGTATACGTTTGCCCAACTACCAGGAGCAGCACGTATAGCTATTACTTCATCTGGCCCAACTGTAACCGCTCCTCCACTTGTAGTAGTTCCTACGCTAATAAGCTGTAAGTTCTTATAAAGACCATCAATCTGTATAATCCCATCGTTATTAAAAACCTGCAATCCGTAATTCATATCAGTACACCCCGTAAGTTACGATGTAAGGAACATTATGAGTTGATATTCCTGAAGCATTTGTTACAGAAAAAGTCCATGATAATGTTTCTCCTTGAAAGCTTACAACACACTGTCTACAGTAATCCCTAACACTGCTACTTGGAATCTGTGTAAAATACCACGGATTTCCCATTAAAAGATTGACATCTACTAAGCTGCCAGGAGAAGTACCTGTATTGAACCTTCCAAGTACCCTAGTTATTCTTCCAGTCACATCTAGAATAACATTCCCGTTTGCATCGAAGCATTGCAATCCCTGTGGCATCACCACACCCCCATTCTTACCCGTATTACATTATTCTCATCATACACTATGATCAAATTATCTTTTATCTCTATCCTCGCCCCTGTAGTAGCAGTACGCAGCGTTCCTATAACCCCGCCCGAGAGAGCTCCGAGATTACTGGCTGTAAGCTTCCCGGTTATATCAAGATTGCCAGAAATGACTGTATTTCCATCAATCTCAATCATCCGGCCTTTTAACTTAACCCCAGCAGGACTTAAATTAATCCGCGAAACAATAATCTCACCAGTTAAATCATCGTTGCCTTGCGACACAAGATCTATTTGATCCTTTAAAGCGGTAATTGCTGAGTATGCACAGTTTTCTGGGGATTTTTCTAATTCTGTAACGATTGCGGATATACTGTTGTTGGTTATTTGAAGATCTGCAGTACTAGCTTTTGAAGCTACTGTTGTTTGAATGCTATCTGCCTTTTGGTTTACGGCCGATATCTGTCCGGCTTGATTACTAACCGTAGAGGTTAAGCCTTCAATACTTACCCTTAAATTCGCTAAGTTTGGCATCTTATTAGAGGGTGCCGTCGGCGATTGAGTAACAGCCAAATTTATCTGATCAGGTAATTGGTCAATTCGTGTAGCCTGCTGTGACACCTTGCCATCAGCATCAGCTTTGTTCGCCACGACTGTTTGATGTATTCCATTGACATCAATTTCAACCGCTGCAAGCCGTGTTGTCAGAGGGTTAATTTGAGTAGTTGCTATGTCATTTTTAGCGGATGTGACTGCTGCAGTTATCTGCCCGGGTACTGCATTAATCTGACTGTTCAGTGTGGATACTTTCCCGTCAGCATCCGTTTTGTTTGCCGAAACAGTAGCCTGTATAGCATCCGTAGTTTGTTTAATTTTCGTAAACGAGATGTAAGGCTGCGTAACATTTGTGAATGGATCAGTATTTAAGTTGGTCACAACAGAAGAAATCTGACCAGCCGTCTGCGTAATTTGACTAGCCTGCTGAGATAACTTGCCATCCGTATCGGTTTTATTGGCCGAGACAGTTGAAGCTATACTATCAGCTTGCTGCTTCAGGCTTGAAATCGCAGTATACTGACTAGCTGCACCGGGAGCCTGGTTGAGTTTACCAACTACAGCCGTAATGCTATCAGCGTTTTGGGTAATAGAAGAAGATTGCTGCTGAAACTTATTGTCAGCATCTGACTTGTTTGCAGATACGATTGATGCGATACCATCCGTGGTTTGTTTGATCTTAGTGAAAGATACGTAGCCAGGCTGATCTTTGTCCAGCTCAGCTACAACAGAAGAAATCTCGCCTGCCGTCTGAGTTAGCTGGCTGGTGAGATTTGTTATTTTACCATCAGCATCTGACTTGTTTGCAGATACGATTGTAGATATTGAATCTGCTGTTTGCTTTAAGCTTGAAATCGCAATATATTGGTCTTCTGCTCCCGGGGCTTGATTGAGTTTGCCGACAACAGAAGAAATGTTATTGGCCGTTTGTGTAATTAATGATCTGTTTTCACCGTCAGCTTGTGCTAATTCATTAACTTTATCATTGAACGTGGCATGACTAACTTTCGCCTGATCCAGTGCTGCAATTGCTTGATTAACACCCTCTTGCATGTTTGGAAGATCGACATTTTTGACCTCATCAATCTCCCCTCTCAGAATATCTTCAGCCTCAGCAATCGCATTTCGGATACTAGGGATATCGACGTTTTTGACTTCATCGATCGTACTATTAATACTGGCTTCGACTGCCGCAATAGTCTCTCGAATTTCAGTATCAATATTGACGGCTAACTCCTGCTGTGATATCAACAATTCAGTGATGTAATCGTTTAAAGCCTTAATTCGCTGCTCAATAAACTCATTTACCTTTCTTATAGCCTCGTTCATTGCTGCAATTCTCTTTTTTTGCTCATCAGACAATACATTTTCGAATTGTGTTAGTGTTTTCGCATTAGCATCCAGAATACGATTCAGTTGTTCAAAGTTCCTCTCCAAACTCTCCGGGGTAACTCGTGTATCTAGTCGCTGAGCCATACTACACCTCCACCAATTCTAGTTTTATATTGTTTAGCGAAAAAGCACCTTTGGTGGACGTAATTTTAATAGAAAATTCCTTTATACGATAAGTCTGCCGTTTTGCCTCTGGAGTAAGTCTTGTGAGTGTCCATAAAGGATACTCGGCATCAGCTAAATATTCGTTACAGTCTGCAACATATGGGCTGTAAGATGCATATCTAATAGGTAATTCCAAATCACCTATTAGAACCTTTGCATCTACGTCACCCCGGGCATCGATAGAAGCCGCTATTCGCTTAATAAGAAACTCATCTAAGGTGGTGTACAGTTTGCCTTCCACATCAACTTGAATTAAATTACCGTCTACTTCCGTGTCTGCGTTTTCGTCCATCCGGTAAATGGTATCACCGGCCAAGACGTAAACCGTATTACCAACAAGGCAAACATCTGAAATAGGAACGCTAAACTTACGTACCGTAAAAGCCCCCGAAAAATAATGAAAGAGATAGGTTGTCCCCATCTCATCAGCACGAATCCATATTTGTTTTTTAGGCTGTACATCCCATAACTTAGCATTTTGGCTGACACCTTGCAACAGGAGTTGGTTGACAGCAGCGCCTACCTCACTTGATCGAAGGGTCCCGTATTCGCCACTATTAAAGGCAATGGCACTAAATCCATCTTTGCCAACATAGTACAAGCCATTACCGGCGAATATCACACCGTTTTGCCCTACTGTATATACTCCGCTAGGTCCATCATAAGCTTGCCAATAATAATCACCCGTGAGCCTGAATGTCTTCCCTGAACGCTTTACAACGACGATATTGCCAAATAGCTCTTTGACCGCAACAATACCGCCTCCGTCTTGGTATCCTATTTCTGCATACCATGCGTCCTGTTCATTGTCGGTTTTGAAGTTCCAGTTTTCAATGTCACCGGTTCCGCACCAGTTGATGATGTCACTTCCAGTATTACAAATACCTAATCTACCAGACCTAACGTAGCACATATCGGCTATAGGAGAAGCAGTAGCCTCCTTGAAGTTATTCTCATAGTCGATATATTGTACTCTACTACCAGATACAACAGCTGTATACGAACCGTAGACGGCATAGCTCGGGCGTTTAATACTGTTTAGCGAACCAGTTAAGACAGGCACTGTTTTAGGCGTTAGGTTGCCATTTAAGCGATAAAGACTACGACCACAATTAGTTAGAAAATAATTATCTTTATAATTGTAAAACAGGGTGTCGGCATTTGCCGGCAGCTTTATTATCGGCACTAAACCGTCCACAACCTTTAGCTTCCCGGAAACATAATCGAGTTCAACGTTCATAGCCTTTTGTAACATGTTCGGCAAGAACTTATTTGATACTGGCGCAATATCTAATCTCAAACCACCTGAATAATCATCTATCGAAAGGGGTTGCACATTAGCATGTTTAGATGAGCGTTTAGGCACTACCTATCACCCCGATTGCCTGTAGAGATTGAGCTAATAGTGCCTCATCTTGTGTAATGTCATACTCATCACGATTGAGCGCAATGATAGCAGTTTTCTGAATTAGCACGCCATCATATATTGGCTTAAATACAGAATACGTGGGCAGGTAAACATCCACTTCATTTACGGTTATATGCGAACGGTTCGCAAAGTATTGAAATTCAAATGCTTCAGAGTCATCTAAGATACGAAAAGTGTTACCATTTCTTTTTATCGGATATAACCCACACGCTTTGATAAAGTCATTAGGAATATTCATCCCGTCCGTTATAATAATTTCTTTCATCATTTCCTTATCGCCGTTTTGGATAAGCTGTAAACTCAACCAGTCTATAGCATTGTTAAGAAATCCTACTAAATCGCTTGTTTCAAATTCAATACCATCTTTATCTGAAATTAATGCTCGTATACGCTTAATAATCTCACCATTAGGAGTTGCAGTAGTGTCACCAATAAATGTTTCAGAGGCCTCAATCACATATCGCCAAGGCCCAGTAGCAATTATGCTAATCAAATTAAATGGAGAGAAATTTCCCTCAAACTGTTCTAGCCCAAGCACTTTAATTATTTGGCCATTCACCGACACAGTTAATTCAGTTGCTCCGTCATTGATAATATTTACACGGGTGGCATACTGTTGCAGCGCCTTTGTATGATTACCAGTACCGCTATTGCTGCTGATAATCATAATAAACTCCACAGCGCTACTTTTGCGCAATATAAAACGCCGCCTGCAATAGTGCAAGCAGCGTCTTTCCATTCGGGCGTGCCAGTTTTGGTTTTATAGTCATACACCTCTTTACCTATGCCAGTTAACATTGCCGCAAACAGTCCAATATCCCCCGGAAACAGCGAGGCAATAAAATACCCGCCTAATAAGTGTATAAGCTTATCAGGCGGGATCTTCTTTAGCAACTGTATTAACTTATTCACAGACTCAATTCCTCCTTTTGCTGTTGTCTTTCCAGCCTCTCCACTTTAGCCGATAACTCTTGGACAGCTTTAATAAGTGGTGCTATAAACTCTTCATAGCGCAATCCATAGTTCCCTTGCTCGTCAACCGTAAATATTCCTACGTCCTTGCCGTTTAATGCTTCCTCTACCTCTTGAGCAATAAGGCCAGCATGTGTTCTTACGCCAGGCAATGGTATTACGACTTCTTTATATACGGGACGTTCTTCAGTAACAGCAGGAATCATTACGTCTTCCGTTACAACCGCAGAAACTAATCGCTGCTCTACTACGGCTTCTTTCTCTAAGATAGTTTCAGTTACGGCTTCAGTGATTAGATTGCCCTCTTCATCGTATTCTGCCGGAATAATTTCAATAGTGCTGTAGATTGCGGGAGATACTTCTACCGTCTCATATATGGCTGGAGAAACTTCCTGTATCTCAGTACGCTCTGGTTCAATTTCTACTGTTTCTACTCCGCATTGTTCTGAAGCCACTTCATTCTGCCTTACTTTGTATTTAAACTCTACAGGGCGAAGGGAATTGATGAAGTCTAAGCCTAAATCTAAATCGGTAATATCCTTTTTGGCGTTGCGATCTGAGGTATTGATAGTGGCTGAAACAGCGTAAATTTGACTCCATCTAGCACCAGATGTACCCAAAGTGAGGGAATTATCTGTATATGGCCTTGCACTACCTGAATCTACAACAAATTTTGATGATACTGCCCCAGATGAGCGTGTAAGAAAAACTAAGGCCCCTGACTCTGCTCCTGCGGTATAGCCAGTTGTTGTAGCATATATTCCTGCGTATTGTACATCGCTTGCGCTAACATCATTTCCTCCATAGAAAGCAAGGTACCCTAGTGTAGAATTCGCAGTAAATATAGACGATCTTCGAAAGTTTAACGTAGGATTACCAGATGAATTATTGATAGCAGTAGTATTAATAAACACAGGATTTTCTATTGTAGCAAGTGTTTTTACCGTAGGAGTAACTATATTAGTAATGCTAGATTCATCAGTTATTACAGATATATTCCATCCTGCTCCGTAAGATGCTACGTTGCTGTTTCCTATAAACGCTTCTACCACTATTTTGATGTTATCCCATGCCGTGGTAGCCGTGCCAAGTAAAATGCAACATTTACCCGCAACAGAATCGTATCCAAACCTTACAGAACTAAAAGGGCAGTTAGGGTGTAGTGTGGCAGCGGTCAATATCCAATTACCTGATCCTTGGGTGTAGCCTGACACGGTCGCATCCCAATGACTAACATTTGTTCCAGCAGAACTCCAACCTTCAATACTCAATACCAGAGTAGTAGATAGCCAAGATGTAGGTAACATTATTTTAACTGTTCCTGTAGTGGTACCAGAAAGATGATAGGCCGTTACATCCCGATACTTATACACTGTTCCGTTTGCCAAAGAATTAGAGGAATTTAATTTGGTATTTATCGCCGCATCAACAATATCTTTCGTATAAGCATCCAGAATCCCATAATCAGCTAATGTCTTAGGATGTTGATTAGCTGTAGCTCCTACAAGATCAACAGGATTAATCTTAAAGTAAGCTATCTTTTGTTCTGTGGAGTCTAAGGCAAAATTACGTTGGCGAGTAGGAACAGGGTTATCAATAGCAAAGGTATCTACAGCATACAGATACTTGTCGAGTTGTTCATAGGTTACAGTGTAGATTGCGGTAGTATCATAATTAGATTGTGCTGTATAATATTCCAAGGTATCTGACGCGTGTGTATTCCATGTTATATCTACTATCCCGTTTTTAAAACACGCGAGGTACAACTTAGGTCTATAGGCTAATAAAGAACCTAATCCAGAGGAATTTATATAATATGCAGAAGAGTATAGTTTAGGATTAGATTTTTCCCTCCACACTACCCCATTTCTCTGCTCTATCTGCGTTACTCCCTGTGGAATATTTATTACACTACCTGCGCTCATTATTGGCTTAGTTGGATCGTTATTATAGTAATTTATGTGATACACAGGAGTAGCAAGTTTATAATGCAAAACATACGGTGTATATCCAGAATAACTTGCTGTAGGTAGAGTAGAAGTTATTCCGGTTCCATCAGTTATCTTCTTCCAGTATTTCGTGCCAGATACATAAGTACCACCATCGGAAGCACACATTTTCCAGCCATAAAAATAAGCTTTTATTTCGGCGATAGTAGGGGTAAATGAGCTATTCCATCCAGAATCGATATCATAGACAGAAATGCCTAATTCTATATCAGTGTGGATACGGCTCATATCTCCTGCATTCCAAGTGTTTCCAAGCTGGGTGGTGTGAGTCAGTGGTTTTCCATCATATTTTACAACAACCTCAGAGTCGGTTATAAATTTTGTTGAAACATGCATTAACACTCGTTTAGCCCCTGTATAACTAACATCTACTCCGGCTATTGATGATGAGTTCTCAGGTAGCTGTACATTCTTCTTCCACACCTCTTTATACACAGAAGTATTAGGAGTTAGCCATACGCTTTCTCCATCGGCTATTTGCATAGGTGTATGAGCATATGATTTTACTTGTGGTTCAAAGGCTGTAGCGGTAGAGCCTAATTCTAACTGGGGATTAGTAAAGGTGAATGTTCCTGATGTCGTAGTATCATTTGTAATAAATACTGAAGCTGATACAAAGTCTGTAGGTGTTGTAAACGGTAGGCTACTATAGGTATTTACCAATGTAAAATAATTGGAGCTTCCATCTGCTTTTACAGTTTGAACAACAAAACGAGAGTTTCCCCCTGTTGCGGTTCCACTTAGAACATAATTAGTGTTCGGCTTTAGTGAAACGGGAACACGTGATACTTGGGAAATTGTGGTCGCATTCAAAGTTAAGTTATATGCACTATTCACAACGGCGTTAGCATGTAAAGTCCACTCTCCAGAATTAAACGCAGGAATCAAGTTTTTCCCTATCTGGGTAACTAAAACATCCTTCTTAAACTGTACTGAATCTACATAGGGATATTTAGCTGCTACTTGATCTGCAGTCATAGAATCAATAGCATTGAACTCTGCTTGAGATATTTCGTATAGCCTTGCTCCGTCGAAGTAAAAAGTATTGGTGTTTGGTGTAGCTTGTGCAGTATAAAACTGGACCATAGTAGCATCAATAGTTGGATTCAATTTGCGACATATTGTAGACCAGGAGGAGGATATTTGATGAGCAGCAAATGTAAGTCCCCCGGAATCCGATCCAAATCTTGTGTAGCATACAGTCGCATTAGGGCTTTTCACATTAGCTAGTAAGACATAATATTTACTAGCTGATATAGCGTAGTTTTTGGCAATCGAAGTATAAGACCCATTTCCAGAGCCAACTAGTTTTTGACTTTTTGTACCTATGTATGCGTCAGTATCTAATGCTGTAGTAGACCAATGCGCTGTAGAACCCAAGCCCCACCCATCTGCCATTCCGTTTCCGTCAGTATCTACTTCAAAATTCCCATCCTTACCAAGCAAATTGACCAAAGTACGGCCTTTAATCTCTACGCCTAATTCTCCTTGTTCTGCACCAATTTGAGTAGCGGCAAATCCATTATAATTCGCTAATTCATCAACTGCATTTTGTACATTTACAGACTTAACAATACTTCCTGGCGCATTGGTAATATTCATTGCGGCATGGGCCGTAGTGCTGTTTAAGTGGTTATTGGTTACTACGTCAAGTGCAGCTTTAGTGTAGGCATCAGTAATACCATACCCGTCCAGTGTTGTAGGCGTACTGGTTATAGTACTCCACGCCTGGTTATGGGCCGCCGGGGTGAAGGAACTCGGCACGTTAGCCAATACTGCCCACGGAAATTTTCCATTTGCATCTAAGCGCAGCACCTTATTAGCAGCAGCAGATGCAACCACATCCGAAGCATTAAGCTTAGTACCAACAAGATTCAGCATTGTAGACGCGAAATTAGGATCGTCGTTGATAGCATTAGCTAATTCATTAATGGTGTTCAATGTTTCGGGAGCACTATTCACAAGAGCCGCGACTGCCGCTGCTATATTGGCATCTGTTTGTGGCTTAGTGTAGGCATCGGTTATCCCATACCCGGCCAAAGTTGCCGCAAGGCTTGCCTTAGCAGCAAGCAAATTTGTCATCTCAGTTTTTGTGTAAGCGTTCGATATGCCGTACCCTGCCAATGTAGTTGGCTTATCCGATACCCCAGTAACAAAACTGTGCGTGCCGGTAGCAATATGTGTTGCTAAGTTAACCTGCACAGCATTCGCTTTGGCCTGAGCTCCAGTCGGAGTTTCCGCTCCGACCTGAGCAGCCGTCACCATATGCGGATTATCCGTGCGTTCAGTATGATTTGTTAAATTTGCCTGTACAACATTGACTTTGGCTTGGGCCCCGGACGGGGTTTCTGCACCTACCTGACTTGCAGTAACAGCATGCGGGTTATCCACTCTTGCCGAATGTTCATCTATGTGAGATTTTACATTCTCAATTTCATCATTGATTTTTTTGCTACTCCACAAGGAGGTTAAAGTTGTCAAGGCATCGTCAATAAAAGCGGGAAGCTTATTCCAGTTCATTAACCAGATTCACCTACCTCTTCATCATCTTCAATTTCATCATTATATCTGAGGTTCCAACAATCTGCCTGCATGATTTTTTCCTTTTTAAACGTGCCGGCCAGGCTAATCACTTTACTTTTCCAATACGATTTTGCCTCTTCTTTAGTAGCATAATCGCCAGCAGACAACAATATAAGACTATGATCAATGATAAGACTATCAAAATCATCTGGCCATCCAGTCTCATCTGACTCCTTTAACTTAACAGCATCCGGAATAGGAAAGGTCATCTGTTTATAATAAAGCTTCACCACTTGCCGCAGTTCGCTAATTGTCTCATTTATTGCATCCATTACTTCATACGCACTATATTTTGCAGCATCCATATCTCTAAGCTTCAATCGTACTTTAATTACTAGTGTTTTAATTATAGACATGTTTTCACCACCTATATAGCAAATAGGCCAGGGCTTTAAACCCTGGCCATTTTCATTACTAGTCAGCTTTGTTACCGGTAAGCACATGGATAACTGCAAAGTCTTCAGAATCAAACTTAGATTTTGCAATACCAAAAATAGAGCCAACTTCAAATCCAGTCTTGTTTTTGTAGTCGAATGTTTCTTCATTCCACTCTTGTTCGCCGCCGACAGCAAAGGCACCGGCCTGAGCACCAAGCAGCATAGCATGTCCTACATTCGCTCCGGAGGCACCAGTCGTAGTTACCAGCACGCTCTCATGTGCATAAATAATTACGCCATCATAGATACCCTCAGATCCGGATAGAATGGGGTTGTCTTCGCCGCGGACATTTGCATTTTCTTGCGCGGCAATCCAAACAGGATCATTACGAAGATCGCGCAGTTGCTCCAATGTAATGAGCATGATATACGCTTTTTTACCATTAACTTTTAATGGCCGAATTTTAGGAAGTACATGCGTCGTGTTATAAACAACGCGTTTGGATGCTGAACGTTTTGCTTTAGAAATAACAGCTGTGCTGAATTTATCTGCATCAGTAATGGCATTCTCAGCCGTTACACTGCCAGCATAAATAGTCCGACGAGCCGAAGGGCTTGCAGCCAATGCAGCAAAAATCATGCTGTCAATCTTTTCGGTATACCAGTCTTTCAGTGCATCTTTCGCTTCTGCACGTAAATTCTTCGCCGTTCGCTTTTCTTCCATCTTGCCTTTCAGTTTTACTGCATGACGAAGCTGCTTAATCTGCACAGAGAAGTCATAGTATTGCATAGCTTCTTCATTACCTTCAAGCATATCATCATCTTCTACGCCAGCACCTAAGAGCGGCATGCGCAGGGAAATGGTGATTTGGTCACCAGCTTCTTTCTTCAATTCTTCCTTAATTTGAATTAAGGAATCAGACGTTTTGCCCATAAAGTTAGCGAAAAAGCTTTCTTTAATTGCTGCCGTCCAGGTATCTTTTGCCCACGCTTTCTCTCGAAGCGCCGCAGGAATTACAGTTTCAGCCATATTAACATCCTCCGTTAAATACAAATTTGGTAATAAAAAATGCACCACGCGGAGGAATCAAAGATTGGTTATCCACCAAGCAGCATATCGCGATACTCGGACGGTATTTTATCCCAATCAGTCTCTTGGAGCATTCGCTCTAAGTCGGCCACAGACGGACCGGCTTGCAAATTACCACCATTGACTTGATTCACTCTGGGGTGCTTCTCAATTTCATTTAATTTTTGTTCAAGACTCATTGCTTGTGGTTGCGCCGGGACCGTAACCGGTGCGGTTGTAGTGGTCGCTGGCGAAGGTGCTGCAGGTGCCGGGGCGGGTGCAGCAGTCGTTTGTTGAGTCGGTGCAGATTCGGTTGTAGCCGACTCAGTAGCCTTTGCCTTTTGTTCGGCTTCCCACATCAGTTTGGAATTGTTCCAAAGAGTTTGCACAGCCATAACATCTGACATCGTACCCGTACCACTGCTTGCCTTTTCAAAGGCTTGTGTAAAGGATTGCTGCAGCGCTGGCGGCATCTTGGCGACTTGATTAACCATGTAATTCCAAACATCGTTATATTCAGGCTTTGCAGTTTCCCTTGTGGCAAATTCCTGATAGGTATTTACAACTAATTGACGTTCACTTTGCAAACGATTTGCCTCAGCCATAACATTGCTATGCAACTCGTTAACCAGGATCGATATTTCTGCATTGTCATCTTCATTGCCGTAAATATCAGGTTCTCTGCCGTTTTCTTCTTTAAATCGTTCTTTTGCAGCTTGGATCAATTGCTTACGATAGTTACTAGATTGTTGCTTTGAATCTTCTGTAACCGGTTGCTGCTGCCCGGGCGTTTGTTGCCCACTTAAAGGAGTCTGCACCGGCTGTTGTGATGGAAGAACTTGCGGCTGTTGAACTCTCGCAGCTTTTAATTCCTGAAGTTCGGCTTCCAATGCTGCTAACTTCTTATCGTTTTCCTGGCGCTTACGTCTTTCATCGTGAAGCGCAGCCAATGGGACCATTTTGTCTTTATCATCGCCAGTATCCGTACTCTGCGTGGTAACGGGAGCAGAGGCCCCGGTGGATTCCGGCGCTTTTACCTCAGGTTGAGTGGTCTGAACATTGGTTTCAGTTAACGTAGTGGCAGCAGGCGCAGCCACATTTGACTGTTTGTCTTCAGGTTGTTTGGTTTCCGTTTTTGTTGAAGATTTCAACTCTGCAGCTTCTTGCATAATTTCAAGTGCTATTTCCCTTGAGATACCTTCCAATTCTTCAGGTATTACTACATCATCATTAGGCATATTTCAAATCCTCCTTGCGCCCATAACGTCGGCGGCACGAAATTCCCGCTTAAAGATATTGGCTTAGTCACGGGGTATACTAAGCCATGTCGTTGCTGTAACGCCGCTACTATCGCATAATAAAAAGAGACTAACTTATTTGTCAGTCTCTTCAATCGCCACTTCTTCGTTTGTTTCTGTTTCAACCGCTTCAGCCAGTGAGCAATATCTCACAGCAATAAGGTTAAACTTATCGCACATCTCAATGGTTTTTTCCACCTGTCCAAGCAATGGATGATCTACCGCGCTGCCTTTTGCCAGGCGTTCAGTAATGAATGTCAAGGCTGTACCGCAATCGCGGATAGCTTTGAACCGCGAAGCATCAATATCTGCTAAACATTCGTTTACTTCTTCATTATTTGGCGTTGCTTGCTCCTTCAGTTGATTCTCCAGCTGTATCGGTTCCGGTTGTAGATCCTGTTTGCCCTCCAGCCTCGGCTTCTCGCTGTTTCCGCGCCGCCGATTCTTTACCGGTGTTTTTTCCTGACCGTTTTGTTTCAACACTATTCACTCCTTCTTCACCACTTAACGTAATACTACCGGGACCCATTCCCCCAGTAGGCAGTCCAAAAGGTTCAATCGCCACCATTTGGCGAGGTTCGGCATCTTTATCAATATGAACGAAGGGCACAAAACATAGTGCCTGTGACAAGGCATAGCTGCCGTCAAAATTACGCTGTTGCGTCTCCGTCTGAACGAGACAACCTCCCGGAAGATTCATAACTTTAGTCGTTTTCATAAACCCTTGCTCATCGCTAGATGCTTTTGCCAGCAATGTAAACGGATTTGCAGCACCGTATAGTTGCAAATCTCGAATCACTGAACCGGCTTGATTGACCGTAGATGAGTTAAGCACTCTGTCCAATTCGAATCACTCCTGCAATAAAAATAACGGCTATTCGCCGTCAATACTTACATACCTATTTGGGCCGCGCTTAGCATTTCCCTGACGGCCGGCTGAGTCATGGTTTGTGGGTTGGGACGCTGCTGCACCTGTTGCGGCACCTGCGGTTGGCTTCCACCGGCAGCACTACTTACCTGCACGGCAGCATCATGGAACATCTGGATGACTTGCTCAGGGGGTATTCCTTGAATCATTTGCCCGACCTGAGCCTGTATTTCTGGCGGCATCTGTCCAAATAACATTTTAATCGCCCCATACAATTCTTGCGGCCCCATCTGGCTTATGGCCATTATCACTTGAGGCGGCAACTGCTGAAGAACAGGAACAAACGGATTCTGTTGCTGTATAGGTAATTCAATGCCGATCCTAGCAAGCATTTGAGCCTGCGCTTCCGGAGGAATGTCCTTTATGTTGATATTCCCAGTTAGCTTAATTGGAGTTTGTTGGCCAGCCTCTTGTTGAGCTTGCTGCCTTTCCATCCAGCGCTTCTTAATTTCTTCCCGATTCGGAATATCGGACATATCAATCAGCATGTCAAATACCATATCACCAGGTATACCAAGCTTAGATATAGCATCAACAAGCGCCCAGAATTGGCTTTGGCGCTGTGTAGCAGTGCTTGGCGTATCAGACACAACAATATCAAACTCGCCTACACTCAGGTCATTGAGCGTCTTATGTATGACACCCAATATAGGATCTTCTACTTGGACCCTTTGATTGATCGTAATGAAATCCTGTTCGCCATTATCCCCCACGATTCTAAACGTTTTCTCATCCGTATAGTACTGTTGCACTAACCCCTTCTTGCCACGCTTGCCCCACATAATGAACAGTATCTGCTGTTTTGCACGGCGAAGATTATCAAAGAGCGCTCCAATATGAGTAACAGCCTGTCTCTGCCGGAGCTCGATCGCCTTGCCGCTTGCCGATTGCGAGATATCAGTACCAAGCATTCCTTCATTAATGCCCGATATATCCCGTATATCCTGCACAGCTTCCTGCTCAGCTTGAAACAGCCCCACCGGTGGATTCGGAGGATTAATACGCTGCAGCTTAGTCATCATCCCCGGCTTCGTTTCGATCATGACACCAGGCATAGAGCCGAATTTGCGGACGTTCGATTTTTGTTTAGCATCGAAAACGCCCTCTTCATGAATCCAGCCACTATTAGCCTGAGTACCGAGTATATGTAGGGATTGACTACGGCGCTTATTTACTTCTCGCTGTGGGTCCTTAATATCACGAACAACACCGGCCGGAATATCACCCTCACCAAGATAATAAGCAATAAAGGGAACATACGGAAACATGCCATGCTCATAAGGAGATTCCTTTTCTTCAAGAACATGCTCACCTATAAACACGGTGCAATAAGTCTTTGTAATCGGCAAGCTCACCGGCCGTTTTACCTGACCGGAAACAAAATGATCAACCGTGATCTCTTCCTTTTTGAGCAAACTTTCTTTCCCATCGATCACGACTAAGTAGTATTGCTGAGATTCAGTACGCCGCCCCCAGCGTTCAACCAGCCTCAGTTTATGCGTGTTCTTTTGGTACCATAACGGTTCCAAGCCCACTAATGTAATATCTTCAGCCCGGTCATACTCATTCGTCGTAAAGTCAATGATATCGGCATGCTGCGGGTATACAGCTTTGAGCTCGTCTTTGTCTGCCCATTTACACCGGAAAAGAAATTTAGCGTCGGAATAATCCGGCGCCACAGATTCAGGATCTGGATATATATCCATAGGGGAAACACGCTTTATCTTGATATCACCATCAAGCGAAGCATAATCCCAGTCATAACATACCTCGAACCAGCCACGCCCGCAAATCGAACCATCAAGGAATACGGCCGACTCAACACTGGCATAATCGCACTGGTCCATAATGTACTTGGTGACACCCTTGCGCACTGAACATAGATCAATGTCATTCTTAGTTCTCGGCAAAAACTCCGGTTCAAACCGGTTCAGCCTTTGATAACCAGAAAGCAAATTGATGAGCGGCTTTATCCGGTTAATCGTCAGCGTCGGCCTGCCTTGTTCATTAAGGATTTGCCGATCTCGATCATCCCACTGTTTGCCGCAGAAAAACTCAATGTCTTCTCTGGCCTCAACTCGCCAGTCTCTATCCTTATCGACACTCGCTCTAAATTCGTCGCGGTATCGCATAAATTCCGGGCTATGGTCACTTTCTACTGTATCTTCCATAGGAACAGCAAACAAACTCAACCACCTCCACCTTTACGATTATTGGACCGCAAATACTCCTGAACCAGTTCAGGATTTACAATGCTATGCTTACTGACCTCCTGCACTTCGTTATCAGAAGCCGCAGGATCGTACTTGCTTTGTATGAAAAGGTCAAGAAGTGTTTTGTACTTATAGGTGGGATGGTCCGGCAGTTTCCATGGTGATGTGAAATGCACCAAGCCATCAGATTGAACGGATGTTTGTGCAGCAGGATCTCCAGCCTGTTGCGCTTTATAGAATCCACGGTAATCGTAATGATGGTCTGGGCTATCAGGGTTAGGATCAAGTTGAAAGCCAGTCTTTATCGCAATACCATTGATAGTATCACCGTACCATTTCCTAAAAGCCTGTTCTTCTTCCGGATTTAACGTTACCACCCAGACCACCACCCACAAAATAAAATAAACGGCCTATTAGCCGTTTTTAACCGTAAAGCGAATTGCAGACCTTTCTTCGCCGTCAATTTCCGTGTTAGCAAAACCCGGGATACACACCAAGTCAACTCCTTGCGGCGCTAAAAAACCTCGCGCAATGGCAATTGCTTTGACCGCCTGGTTTACTGCACCAGCACCGATTCCTTGCACCACTGCCTTTCCTTGCCCACGCACTGCACCAGCAATTGCACCAGCTACTTTACCAGGTACTGAATTAGACGATACTTTAATCAATTCCATGTTTGTTTCACTCCTTAATTTGCGTTTAAAATATAAACCATCTTTGACGGTCTATTTCATGAAAGAAAACCTATTTTGTTTAACAGCTTAGGCTCCAGTACACAAACAACATTTACATTTTTCATTTCAAAGCCGGTTTTGCCCTCACAATCCCTAAGCTCAATGAGGCCATCAATTTTATTAATAAACTTGTCATATACCGCTTTAGCCTCTTCATCTTTTACATTGGTAAAATACAGTACATGTCCGCTTATTAAATTAACCTCTAAATCTTTCATTTACCGACTAGCCGGATGCTGGCACTGCAAATGATAACCTTCTAACTTCCAAATTTGACTGGCAGCATCTTCCCTTGCATATGTCTTGCCAATCGCCATATCGAAGTTGGCCGGATCAACACAACTGCCGGTACCGACGATTTCAAAACCATTCTTAAGGGTTAACAAGCACACGACTGTTTTCTTCCCCATTTTGATATACTCTTCAGATACAATGGCCTTGTCGATATCTTCCTGAGTTAAACTTACTTTGCTTGCATTTAAACTTACGGCAGCGGCTGGACCATTTGGCCACGTATGACCGCAGCTGCCGCAGATATTATTTCCATTAGGCCTTCTTTCGGTAGATACCCTAACACCCTGGCACTTTGGACATTTCATAGTAATTCCTCCTGTCACTTTAAAAACAACCGCAAATGTTTTTCTACATCCTCAGACGAAAACATAATTCCCTCATCAGAAGTTGGTACTTGCAATTGCTTCTCCATCCGATTAATAATTTTTTCATCCAGCCGTGAAATGGCTCGATTCCTTTCGCGGCAAACGTCTCCCGTCGTATCAACATTATAAATAACCAGAGTCTTACCAAACTCCCAGGCTATGTGCCGCCACATCTTACGCCGTTCAACAGTAGTATTAGTTGCATCAATAATGACTGTGTATCCTTGTTTTAGTAGTGTTCTGGCCATGATCTGGGCTGTAGCCCACACAAACGGTTCAGCTAAATCAATAAACTGATTACCATGCATAGCTAACCTGATCGTGTCTGGACAAACAACCGCAACTTTGGCCGTAAAGCGTGAGCATTTTTCGACTAGTGTACTTTTCCCGCTTAACGGTAATCCCACTGTGATAATTAAGTCACCATGATGCAAAGGGTTTCGTGTGTTTCCATCATTTTGCATATTCATCACCCTTTATTGCGTTATACCTTATTCATTCCCTCTACTCCGCGATTCTCACGGCCAATTGTACGTTTGCGCAACCACAACAAAGCCTCTTCCAGTTTAGTAATGGCTACTGCGTTATCCCGGCAGGCAAACGGCCCCTTCTGGTAATGTTCCAGTCGGCAGATGATCATTGCAATCAAATCCTCATGGTTGACACCATTAACTCCACGTTCTTTAATAGGACCTTCTTGGAAGTGAATCTCCGCTAACGGAGTACCTGAACCATCCTTATTGCTTGCAATTACAGTAAAACAATGGGGTGCTCCAAACTGCATCAATTCCGTAGGTTCGTGATAAACCTCAGTGTATTTGCTCGTAAGCAGGTCATGTTGCAGTTTAACATGCTTTTCTTCAGACATTCATTTTCGCTCCTTTGTTGAAATATAATAACCGCCCTAATATTGGAGCGGCTTAATGTTGTTTAACCCTTTGAGGACAATTTGCTACCTTAGGGCTCCTATTCACTTTGCACACATGATTATTATCCGGCCATCTTTCTAAGCCGGAATTAGGAGCATACCTTGCACATTGCTCCCTAGTACAACATAACTCCCGACGTTTACCCATCTGCAGCTTGCTCACTTGCCTTACGCTCAGCAGCTTTCTTTGCGCACACCGGGCCAAGCCCTTCTTCTTTCGACTTTTGTGTCTTCAGCTTCCGGCTGCACATGCCGCAACGCTCATGTAGGATCGGATTCAACTTTCTTCACCTTCTCTTTTTGCGTTATATACCGAACGCCACCCTTAGGTACGCTTGTCTGGTAGCCATTATCGCCTTTTAAAACATAGCAATCAGAATAATCTTCAACACTTTTGCAATCAAAATCAGTTACATTGTTATCATGCCAGCAGACCCGAACTGTTAAAATTGGCCTATCGCCAACTTCCCGATATGTTTTTGCATAGATACCAGGCTTAATAGCATAACGTTCACCTTCTACTCCGGTAATGATATGGTCATCTGGACTAATAAAAATAGGCCCCTCACGCGTTGCAATATACGGACGAAAACATTTACATCCCCCGCACCCCTGGTTTTCCTGCCGAGAACACCCACTAAGATCAACACCAAACTCACTATAACAACCTTCTTCTGGCTTAAAACCATCCTCCATCCCCAGTTGATAAAGTTCTGCATCCACTTCAACCGGAATTTTGAAAACCTTTGGCACGAACAACCACTTCCTTTTGCATATTTATACTAATGAATTTTTACTACGTCGGGAATTTTGATACTTTTATGCACCAAAATGAATTAAACCGCCATCCAGCTGCGCGATTCTGATTCACCGCGGTATTTATCGCGTTTCTCTTTTTCCTTCGGTTTATCCGGAGTCCACGGCCGGGATGTACATGCATACATCGTTTCATCAAAGGCATGATCCTCACCATTGGTATCAACCTTTTCAGGATTATGCTTATCATGTGTCAGCATTGGAAATGTCCTGATTGTATGGAAGCAGGTTTCAAAGAAAGTAATCCCCGGTATCTGCTTACCCTCTTTATCGGTGTAACCGGTTAGACGGATTTTTACCTGCTCAGCGCCAGCTTCACGACCTTTAGTAGAGGGAATAAAAAGAGTCTTGCTCTTTTCAGACAAGACGTTGTTAATTTCCTCTGCGACTGTCGGACCCTCTGTGCCGGTTTTATTCCAACAAGCACTATCCAATACTGCATAGGACATAGGCAAATCTTCTTTTTCAGCTTGAGCAATCTTTAATGCAACCTGTTTAGCCGTTTCTTTGGTACCTACATTGGCCTTGCCTCCATACCCATATAGCTCACGGTATTTCCACAAGCGACTGTCATAATCAACCGCATACCATCCAACAGAATAAGGATGATAGCTGCCCCAGTCCATCGCTCGGAATCTTGTCCACTCTCGCGGAATGGCAAAAGGCTTACAAACATGCAGGGAACTTGACCACATATCGTAAAAGCGGCCGCCGGTGATTCCCCATTCGCCTTCACCATATACCTTGTAGCCTTCTGGATCTTGCAGCTTCCTAAGCTCCATACGCCGGTAATACGCTTCATCAATAAACCGGTTATCCTTATAAGTGCTGTGATGAGTGAATATATCAGGACTGGTTATATCAAAGTATTTGGCTTTAATCCAATGCGAAGCGCTGACTGGGTTAAAGCTAAACGTCATCTGGTAATATAGGTTCGGGTTAAGCAAAATGCCGCGCAGCCGATCATCTAAAATATCAACATCGGACTCATCGAGCTCCGTTGCTTCTTCTACCCATATGAAAACTAATTTGCCAAATTCAAAGCTTACTGACTTAATTTTTTCACGCTGGCTATCATCTTTCATACCACGAAAAATGATCTTATTACCTGTCCGATTACAGACAATTTCCATTGGACTTTGCCGAACGGTCCACAATACAGATGCAAGTTTGCCACAAATCCTGTTGATTGCAGCTTTTAACTCAGCATAGGTACTGTCCCGGTGTGATTCATCGATCTTCCTGACTACCAGTAAATTCGCACCAGCGTTCTTTGGGTCCATGAGCTTCAGTATATAATCCTGCGCTATATTTACCGACTTACCGCTACCGGCGCTGCCTTTAGCGCATCGATACCGGCACCGCGTTCTGTTAAATTCCCGAAATATAGGATTAAACTGAACGACAGTTTCAGCCATCGTCCCCACCATCGCCGTAATCAATTACGATTCTAAGCTCAGTATCAATAGGGCCACCGCCCTCACCAGTATGTTCGACCTTCTTCTGCTCCTTGTACATGCCTTTCATTTCAAAAAACAGCTTAATAGCCGAAACATCGCCCATCTTCGCCTTACGAATAAGCGCTTTCCAAACCTCTGCCGTCTCGGCATCCGTATACTGATTAATAAGGCTGTTGAGATAAGCAACAAAGTTCGGATCTTGCATCCAAACCCACAAAGTTTTATAGGTAATCCCGGCATCCTTCGCTTTTTGCTCTTTGGTCCCGCGATTTTCAGGATTAACAAGTAATCGAGCAATCGCTATTTGCTTCGCGTGAGGAACCCATTCATTACTTTTCATTACGTCAACCGGAGTATCCGCAGCAACCTTATCTGCCGGTTTCTTTCGGGTATTTCTTGTGTTCCCCGGCTTCTTCCGCTTAGCCTTGCTTACCTTTTCTTGACCTTCTACCTTTTGCTTTGTCATCATCATCACCTGCCAATATGTTCGGAATATCAGCATCAGGCGCTGACCAATGTATTCCATATGTTTCAATAATTGCACGGAAGTCTTCGACATCATGCGGTACCAGCTTGCCGGACATCGGTATATGCTTGAGCTCATGCCACATCAATAAGGCCATCTGTGCCTCACTCATATAATCTACATGCGGCTCGTACACCGTAATTATGTACTGATAATCCATAAATGCCCTGAAAGGCGGCTTTACCTTACGACAGTCAGCATGAACCATCTTGCCTGTTGCCCTGTCCGTTTTAGGCTCGTAACTGAGTACATAAGCAATGTTCTCGCGGCCTATATACTCATCTATAAACCACAAATCCGGCATCTTCGAGATAACCTTGCTGGCTAATTCCCGCAGCGCCGGAGATATTTCACAGTCATAACACTGTATATCTTCAGTGTCATAGTCTTTTATGATAATAGTCTCAATGTCACAGGGAGTATCATCTTCATACACCAAGTTAAGCTCGAGCTTTATGTCGAAGCGCTTTTTTCCTGCTGCTTCCATTTGGGCCTTGTTGCGTCTTTTTAAGATTACTCCCTTTACCGGTACAATTACATGGTCCCCTTTATCGAACATAAGCGCTCATCCTTATGCTTTATCGTCTGCCTCATAACGGGCCACACCCTGTAGCGAATACCCCGCACAATCTGCCCAAGGATTCTCGCCGAATGCCCTAATGTCCCCTTTGGCTATCCTGCTGAACTTATCTAAGATGCGCACTATGATTAGAGCATCTTTGAATTGGTCTAAGCTTATCCCGTTCGGGTACAGAATGCACAGTATACCCTCTACCGTCGTTATGGCCTCACCGTAGGCTTTATCCTTTTGATCTACCAGTTGGCCGATTCGATTCCCGACGACTTGAAATCTCCCTTGCACTTGCTCCATTAGGCTCTTTCCTCCTATCTTTACACGGCATATGATGCTGCCGGCCACATTCATGATAATCAGAAGAGTAATACGGGCAAGTCTTGTCGTAACATGTGCGTTCGCTCATTTCTTTTTCCCCCGATAAATAATAATGCCGCCCTATTCGGACGGCACATACTCAAAATGCTTGAATATCATTGGGCTTATGATCCTTTGCTTTTTAACAGGATCTTTGATCTTATCAGTTTTTTCTTGCTGCTTAGACGCTACGTTCATTTTAACCTCCGTTAAATGTTTTGGTGGAGCGACTAGGAGTCGAACCTAGGACTGTCGGGTTACGGCCGAGCGTGATACCATTTCACCATCACTCCATTTGGCAGGGATAACTGGACTCGAACCAGTGCATAAGCGGTTAACAGCCGCTTGCCTTACCTTGCTTGGCTATATCCCTACATTCTTAACCCCCAAGGGGTTCGCCGGAATGAGCGGTACCGGCATGTACACTCTCTCATTGTCCGGCGCTTTATTTGCAGCATATGCCGCGACTTTCTTATCCGCTGCTTCTACATCTTCCCCCCAGACCTAAACCTGAGGCTTCAAAGCAATGCAGATATACACGGCATATGGGGCGCTTACTGTTTATTGGTCTGGATTTATCTTTGCTTCCAACCAGGCCATAAGATCATTTACAGCAACTTGTTCCAGGCTCCCCGGTATCTTCTTGGTATTCAGTTGCACCATGGCCCCGAGGTTGTACACCGGAACATCAAGGACATATCTGTCACCGCGTTCTCTATGCGCCTCATTAGCTAAAAAGATAATGCCGATTAGTTTATCATCTTCTTTGACAAGATACAGACCATCCTGCACTTTTGAACACCTTATCATTTTGAGGTTTGCCGCTTATCGATATATTCAACAACCTGGCCAACTGTTTTAAGTTTTTCGGCCTCTTCATCCGGCACTACTTCCAACTCCATGAAGAGCCCCGCCAGATCCAGTGAATCGGCACCAAGATCCTCAATAAGTTTAGCGTCCATAGTCACATCTACTTCATCCACACAAAGGCAATCGACTATAACTTCTCTTACCTTTTCAAACGTATTCATATATATCATCCTTTCGGCAACTTACATCGGTGCCAGCCATCCCCTACTGGCACCATATATAAAAAAGGAGGAGGTACCTTTCACGAAGGCTGCTCAATCCCCGCGAAAGCGAAATAAGCTATCGGCTATACTCTCACAAACCCAGTATATCTTAGTTACATAGGGGTTTTGGGGTACCCTAAAACATTTTTATTGAAATCTTCCACCTGGAACATAATCAGCTTCCTTTTTATCACAGAACCGCTTCTTGAAATCCGGGAAGTGTTTCTCAACTACCCTCCACACTGCTTCCTCATCTGTCGCATCAATTACCGCACAAATTGCACAATCATCACGGCCGGAATCGTCGTTTCGATCACTGTATCCGCTTATCCAGAATTTAAAAGGAGGCTTAGTGCAACCTTCATCAGCATAATTACCAGAGTACCAGCTGGCCCAAAACCTTTGCATATGCTGTTCCTCCATCAGTATTTTATTGGCCTCATCGTTTCTTGATGCCACCTTGCCGTTTTTAGACATTCATGTCGGTACGCAGCATGATTAGCTGCTTCTCTTATTTCAACGGGAGTAAGTTGATTCGATTCAATCAGTCCCACCAGAACATCTACTACACTACGGAACATCTGATCATTGGCATACCGGTATTCAGGAGTTAAATTAATGTCCTCACCGCATCTTGAACACTTCGGCATTACAGGCACCCCCTACGTTGCGCAACTCTAACCGTGATATTAATGACATCCTTCCACCAGCTTTTGACCGTCTTCTCAGCTGGCAAATGATAATAACCATATTGCTTCTCGATCAAGTTGCAATATTGCTTTGCCGTCTCAGCAACCCATCCCGGCCGCCCCTGTTTTGCATCATAATAGGTTATTTCAGCCTGACGCCGAGCTTCCAGAAATATAAGCTTTTTAGGTGAGAGCACCTTATATACATCTTCAATCGTCATGATCCAAATGTTTTGCTGACTTAATTCAACCAGGCCAATTGCCTTATCCTCGGCTGGACGGCCAACATCTGAACCTTTTGGCATACCGGTGTACAATGTTGCAGCCACTTCGCTTGCATATTCACCATTCGTGTTGTACATCTTTGCCATGCTTTCAAAATAAGCTTTGCGCTTATCAGGGAAATTAAGCAACCATTCAGCAGCCTGCTTATCTTGTTCATTCATTTCATCCCATGTTAACGGTTTCATTTGGCCTCTGCCTTATTCTGGGCTTTCTTTTTAATGTACTTATCTTTTAGCCTCTTAAATGCGTATACCGGCAAAGCACATATTACGATTAAAAATGCAATAATTAACATAATCAGAAAAAAAGCAGTGCCAACCCAAACAGGAGAACTTATTGCTAGTCCAACAATAGTAACTGCCGTCGGCCATTCCACAATTATCTAACTCCTTTCTCCTTTGGTTTCCATCCAGGACGTTCTATATTGGAACCACACTTTAAGCAAGAAGGTACTCTTGGCATTACTTCGCCCAGCACCGGCACTTTCCAATACTTACAGGTACCACATACTCTTAAAATTTGATTATCCAGCACGTCGAAATCCCCTTAATTTGAATCTTTCCAATCCCCGTAAAGCATACGCCCTTTGAATTTCAAAGTGTTTTCCACGGCTTCAAGGTCTGCTCGGAGATTTTTAAGTTTCTCATATGTTCCGGCAGCAGCAGCCTCATCCCGGCGCTTTTGTCGCATTGCCGCTTCCGCTTCCATATCCAGCTGCTTAGCAGTAAAAGACTTTTTTGTTTCAATATAATCTAAGTGCCTTTTAGTCCATTCACTGGCAGTATCAGATTTGCGATCTCCTTCTGCCATTTTACTTATTTCCAGTGCTTCACCAGCCAACTCGCCAACTCTAACCTTCACAGCTGAAATATATTGCAGTTTCTTTAATATAAATTCTTTCGATGTAATTGTTTGATTCTCAAGCGCTGCTATTGCCGCATAGACTCCACGGAGCGCCATAACTGACTTTTGCACTTCTTCTAGTGTCATACTTTGCCCTCGCTATAACTTGTATAAAAACAACTCTTCCCCTATCGGTAACGGACAATCATCTTTCCATTGCAGTTTCCGCACAACATCCCATGCCGAAAAATCAATATTCGAAAAGTCATATCGTTCATATAACCGGCCATCAATCGCAAGCCGCAGCTGCCTATCAGAGAATATTTGCAAGAACTTAGATAGCTGCTTTAATTCGTTTATTTCCTTATCCCCGGCTTCGTTGTGAACCGTGAAATGCAAACCATTTAATAGCGCCTTAAACCCTCCAGTTGAGCGCCTTAGCAGTTCAACATACACCTCGCGCAACGTATGATTATACAATGCAGAGTACATATAAATCAGCCCAGAATAATTCATCCCGCGCAGAGTTTGGCAAAATTCAATTACCTTTTCAGGTATAAGCATTGGCTCCCCGCCTGATATAATCACTTCATCGTACTGCAGCAGCTGATCAATGCTTGATAGCGCCGCTATATTATTTAGAGTCAAATTATCATTGCAGCATCCCTCACAGGAACGCGGACAGTCCAATGTTACTAATACCCTTGCTTTCATAGAAACAATCCTCACTTCGTATCCGGATACCGTTTATAAAGATAATCCAAACAAAACTGCCGTAGCTCTTGGCTATCAGGCCCATTATGCCGCCGGTAGTGGCACGGGTTCACCGGCGCATCCTGGCATAGCATTACCATGTCTTCTTTCCGGTCCTTACCACCCCGGCCCTTTGGCTTCTCATGGTGTGGTATCGTACCTTGCGGAATCGGCCGGCCACAATAAATGCAGCGCTTTTTATCCCTCTTCCAAATGAATTCATAGAGTTCTATTAACTCATCACCATATAAGCGCCCCGGTTTCTTCTTTTTACTTTTGGCTTTAATCCTTCCCCGGGACTTTAACGAAGCTCGACTGCTCAGCCTGGTTTTAGCTTGCAGCGAGCTTCGCCTTTTCAATGGAGTTTGCTTCATTTACTCCACTTGCCGCAGCGGTTACACTGCGAGAACCGGTAAGGCGGGTATTTATTCCCTAATATCAGGCAGATTATTTTACGTACCAAGATCATACTAACTTCAAGTTGCCAAGCTGGCTTTCAATAATTGAACATACTTCTTCGAGTCGGATATTGCTTGCCTCAACGTCGTTTATTAACTCTCGCAAATTTTCTTCAAGCGTATTACATTGCGTAGTATCGCAATTCGCCGCCTGACACTTTATAGGTTCAGGCCTGGCGACAGAATCCATCAAATCACGTGATAATTGCCGATTTCTAATAACACGATCTCTGAGTTGATTAAGAAACGATTCCACCGTAGCCACCTTCGTGCTTATTGGGCCTGAATTACCTATGCCGCAAGCACCTAGTATTTCATTTCTCACTTTATCTCCCCCTTATTTTTGCGTTGAACCTATTATAAAACAAGTCCATTTCCTATTTCGGAAATTCCGAAACAATATTTTTAAAAAATGATAATATAAAAAAAGCCGCCCAACCTTGTGTTAGGCGACTGCTGCATATTCTCATATTTTTAATAGTTATCAATAAAATCCATTGCCTCCTGTAACGAACCAGCATCCCATTCAGATGATCTTAGGTTAGCGGGATAATCCAATTCCTCCGGGGTATAGCAGCGGAAAATTATGTGTTCAACACCGTCGCCGCTGCGCTCAATATCCTGTTTGATTGCCCAGCCTTTATATTTCCGTGTTATCTTACGCACTTATTATTCCTCCTTGTGGCGGGGCTGTTAGCCCTGTCACTCTGCGTTATATTTACGCCACTCTTCGCGGCATTGCAGGAAAACGCGTAACGACATCCATTTATATCCCTTTTTCATATTCATCCTCCTTAGTTGACCCCGCTTGCCGCATTACCGGCCCCGGAGGCCGTCACTCTGCGTTATAGGTGTAGCCTAATACTGATTTTGAGTAAATGGCCTTATCGGTTTTGGCTAAAGTGCGACTGCCTGCAAAAACTGCATATTCATAATTTCCTTCTGACCATTTGTAAACCAATGACTGGTTATAATCTATTGTCCTACTGCGATAACGCTCCATTCCTGACTTACGAATAAGACCTAACAGCCAGTTTAATTGTTTGTCCGAAAGTTTCATTCTTGCAGTACCGTAACAATCCGGCTTGCGTTGGCCGGTAAACATATTAGCCAATTCGGTGTGTGTCATCGCTATCATTCCTTTCGTCTGGCTGTGGTTGTGACCGTCTGCCTGCCAGCATTAGGCCGGGATAACCCGGCTCACTCTGCTTTAATCTTGTTCAGCCTTTCGGCTGCTCGTTCCGCGTCATCGCGGGTGTGGTGCCTGCTTTCCGTGTTGTAATTTACGTCAACGACTACCCATCTATATCCGCAATGATACAAGCTTGGGTTAGCAACTGCTCTGTATACCATCGTTACCGCCTCCGTTTATTTATCTTGATTTAATTATAAACTAAGATATTTATAAATGTCAATAATTCTTATAAATATTTTTATTGATTTATAAATTAAGATATTGTAGTATGATAGTTGGAGGGGATATGATGCCAAGATCGCCAAGAGTGCCAAAAGAAGAAGCCTTGCAAATTGAATTTGAATTTAAAAAGCATATAAATGCTGCCGGAAGCAATGTTACCGACACTGTACGCCGCTTAAATGAAGAATACGGCACCACAGAAACTCCGCAGGCCGTAACTCAACAGCTAAAGAATGGTACAATGCCAGTATGGAAGCAAAATCGCATTGCTAAGGTACTGGGTTTTAAGATCAAATGGGAACGGGAGGAAGAAAGATGAGCCTAAATAACGAAATAAAAAAACTACCCCGAAGTCAGGGGCAGATAGATGAAATGATGATAATTGAACTCATTGGCATAGAAAAATACGATGCTTTGCTTAAAATGGGTTTTGTGATAGTAAGAAAAGAACCCCAGCAATAGCCGGGGTAATGTCGCTCATCCTTCGGGGTGGGCGTTTTTTTGTATTTTATTACCACTTTACAAAGGAGAACATTTGTTCTAAAATGACAATGCTAAAACATATGTTCTATTGAGGTGGTAAGTGTGACAGATAAAAAATTCGTGGACGTAACAGCGAAGCATAGCCGGGACGGTAAAGTAAAGCTACTGTCAATAACGTGGGAAGATGGGAAGGAATACAGTGTTGATCGGGTGCTGGATGTGAGAATGGCTGCTGCTCTTAAAGCTGGGGGCCAGGGCATGCGATATACTTGCCGAATTCATGGTCGAGAAGTCTACTTGTTCTTCGATGAAGGTCGCTTTTTTATTGAAAGTTGAAGGTCACATTATAGATGTGGCCTTTTTATTCTATGTTTGCTCGAGGGGGTAATCGCAATATGAGCCGTACCATTCTCCATATCGATCTAAATAACTTTTACGCCTCCGTCGAATGCCTGTATAACCCAGAAATCCGTGATAAGCCAGTAATCGTATGCGGCGATGCAGAAGCCAGGCACGGCATTGTCCTTGCCAAAAACGGACCGGCAAAAGCCATGGGAGTTAAAACCGGCGATGTAATTTGGCAGGCCAAACTCAAATGCCCAGGCTTAATTGCGGTACCGGCAGACTTCCGCAAGTACCTGCGTTTTTCTCGCCTGGCCAAGTCAATATACGCTGACTATACAGACCGCATCGAAGCATTTGGCATTGATGAGTGTTGGCTGGATATAACAGGTACGGAGCAGATTTTCGGGGATGGTGAAGCTGTGGCAAATAAAATACGACACCGCTTCAAAGAAGAATTGGGCCTCACGGCTTCAGTCGGTGTCTCCTGGAGCAAGATTTTTTCTAAGCTCGGCAGCGATATGAAAAAACCGGATGCAACTACTGTCATTACTCCGGAGAACTTTCGTGAAAAAGTATGGCCTCTGCCGGTGGGCGATTTATTATATGTCGGCCGATCCACACGAAAGAAGCTCCAGAACCGTGCGATATTAACCATTGGCGATTTAGCGAATCGAGACATACATAGCCTACGCCTGCTGCTGGGCGTATGGGGCGAAACACTTTGGCATTTTGCGAACGGACTTGATACGGCGCCAGTGAAATTTCTTGGCGAAAAAAGCATTGTTAAATCTGTTGGCAACAGCACCACTGCTGTGCGAGATCTACAGAATAATGAAGATGTCAAAATGCTTGTTTTCGTCTTAGCTGAAAGCGTTGCGGCTCGCCTCCGGGAGCATGGACTAAAATGTACAACTGTATCGATCAGCGTCCGAGACAAAGAACTCAATACGTTTGACCGTCAGGGTAAGTTATCTATGCCGACGTTTCTTTCTGGGGACATTGCCCAAAAAGCGCTCGATTTGTTTGCTGCAAACTACCGATGGGATAAATCGATCCGGAGCATTGGTGTTCGGGGAGCCGACCTGGTAACGGCTGACGGCCATATTCAGTTAGACCTATTTAGCAAGGATCAAAGACAAATGGAAAGGTTGGAAGCCACGATCGATACAATCCGCAGACGCTTTGGACAATACAGTCTGCAGCGCTGTACAATGCTGTTCGACAAGCGCCTAACTGGCTTTAATCCCCGTGAGGAACATGTTATTCATCCTGTTTCATACTTTAAATAAAAAATAGCTGCCTTAGCAGCTATTTCTTTTATACCCATTTCCTACTTATGCCAAGCTTTCGCACCAAAGTTCGAATACGCCTATCTGAATAGCCCAATATTTCAGCTGCTATTTCAACACTTCCGTACTTATTTAATGCATCAACAAGTATCCCTCGTATCGGCTGGCCGTACTCTTTTTCAAGAGCTCTTGCTTTGCTCAAATTCTTCACCACCTAATACGTCCTTTGCCAATTTAGCGAAATAAGTCCAATGGTTGCAATCGCACGGTCCAGGGCAACCACAACTTTCGGTTTCTGCAATTTTAACCAATACATTGCGCAATCGAAAGCATTCATCAACGAGTGCTATATTATCCTGACCAATTTGATTGAATGTATCTACTCCTGTTTTTAATTGATGTTGAATTAGTAGCGTTAGAACTTCAGCACGTATATCACCCTCTACCCGTACAAAGCCCCTAGGACTATCTAGCCCCACCTTTTTAACAAGTAAGTTGCGTTGCCCGATTGCGTTTAACTCACGCTGTTTCATAAAATCCCCCTCAGCCACCTGGTGCCGACTTTTTCATATCAATATTACCCTTGCATATCGGGCATGCCGGATACCAGTCTGCCATGCTTGTTTGTAATCCACAGTCTGTATTCCAACTAACGTCCACCCAGTACCCTTTATGTCCATTGGCGCATAACCACATACCGTCCGTTGTCCTTCTTCGATCTAACGGGTCCTTCCCTTGTAAAACATCATACATAGCCTCGTCAATTAGCTTTTGCAATCCACGTGCTAATTCCTCTTTGCCCTTCATGCTATATTGTCCGATTAATGCTGCCGGCACTATTAAACCCTTCAGGATATCGCTGCTTCAACTTAGCGATATTGGTATCACATATGTCCTGCATATTAAGATTGTAGCGCTTACAAAACAGTTTCATCCAAGATAGAACGTTGCCAATGAGTTTTCCTAACTTTGCCTGATCCAATTCATGGCCGTGATACACAACCTTTTTTAGATATTCCGTAACATCACCAGAGGCTTTACTCAACCTTCCGATACACACATACAATAAAGCCGGTGCAGCTTCTTCAGCCGCCTCTACAACTACCTGATAACTAATCCCTGCCGTCGTACAGAGTGTTGCGCAATACCAATTCACATCACCGGCCTCCTTGATCATTGCCTCATGGTTTCCACCAGCAATTTCAAAGTTGACAACTGCATCAATAAACTCTGCCGTTTCTCCCGCTATTCCCATCCCAAAGTTCCCCAACCTTTGCATGGCACCTTGCCCATTATTAGCAGTTCGTTCAGCAAGTCGCTGATATTCTTCGAAATAGGGAAAGCCCTCATGCCAATTCCCATTTTGGAAAACAAAAGTCTTTTCGCACATACAAGATGTCTTTTGCCCTTCTACCGGTATTGAAAGTTCTAACCAGGTTATCCCGCAATTCGGGCATTGCTTTTTAGCCATATTACTAACCCCTTTCTTCTTTTAATTCATCCAGTAGCTTTGCACACTCCGAATAACTCATATTGTCAACGTTATAGTTTTCCAGGTCATAACCCAATTGCTGAATTAAGTCTTTCGCAAATTCAATCATGGCCGGAGTCGGCTTGTCCTTTATAAGATGATTACTTTTTACCAGCTTACAGTTTTTAAGATGCGGGGCCGTCATTAGCGATCCGCAGTAAGGGCAACGTTCAGCCATATTAACCACGCTCCATTTTAGAATCCGCAATATAATACCCCTGCTTATTTTTGGGCAACAATTTAAACCGATAATACATTTCAAACTGGTAATGATCTTCGTATTGCTCAGCTATAATTATTTTACTAGGCTCATTGGCAATTGCGTCCCACATAGACATGGATATCAATTGTTCCCCATATTTTTCAATTAACTTAACCATTAATGCTTGGAGAATTCTATGCTTTTCTTTGTATATTTCCGCTTCCTCTTGCGGACCAATGCCAATAGGTATCTGATTAAGTAAGTTAAGATTGATTTGATCCACTTACATTCCCCCTTCAATAGTCAATAAATCTAACACTCTTGAATCGTGTAGTGGCAAATTTCCTCAACTCAAAATATGGTTCGTAGTGGTTATCGGGAGAGTGAGTAAAGATAATAGGCGTGTCTGTCGATATTCCCTTAAGTTTTTCGATACTACATACCATCTTAAAGCATTCTGGATTGAGTTTATTAAACCTAAGAAATTCACAGCAATTGTGTAGACTAGTGGAAACAATTACTGCTATAAGAGGCAGTTTCCGTTTCTCCAATTTATCCATCAAACTACCCTCTTTTTCCCTGGTTTCATAGCCTTAATCTTATCAATTACTTTCTTCATGTGATCGGTTGCTACATTCTGGGCTACCGCTCGATCATCGTTGGTTTCAGCTTTATCGCCCATCAATCCCACAAATTGGCTGACCTTTAACCCTAGCGATTCTTGAATGTTTTCGTCTGACCCCTCTTCGCACACAAGGTAATACACCAACACAGAGTTTTCCTGTCCGATACGGTGAGCTCTATCTTCACACTGAGCATGTACAGCCGGTGACCAATCAAGCTCCCCGAAAACTACGCACGTCGCAGACTGTAACCCATTCAGTCCAGCTGCAGTTCTGAGCGATATGCAAGCCAAGCTTGTTGAACCATCCATAAATGTTTCAATCGCCTTATCCTTTTCCTGTCCAGTCTCTTTACCGGTTATTTTTACCGGCTTGTACTCTTTAAGCTCCTTCATGTAAATGTCGAATACCGCATGATGGTACCCAAACAGCAGCACCTTCTCACCAGCATCTAAAAGCATTTTTACAAAAGCACATACATGTCCAGCTTTTGATATGCCGGTAGCCATACGTGTATCATTTACAATCTCCCGACCTAAACGGCCGCGCTCCAAATAATCCTCAATTGCATCATAACCTTTTGCCTTTTCAATAGCCTTTTGAATTAAATCCCCAAATACTCCCTGGTCCAAATCGATTGGCTGTATTACCCTTCGTTTAGGTAGAAGTTCATCTTTGAGCACTTCCTTAGTTCTACGTAATAACAAACCTTCTCGCTTTAAGTGCTCACCTAACAATTCCGGATCAACAACCACATCAGAACCGTAGCCATAGCACCAGGTACGTGAAAAGCTCTCCCAATCTGACAAGCAGTGGAAATCAATAATGTTCATGACATTCCACATTTCTCCACCCCGGCCATGAATTGGCGTACCGCTTAGCCCTATAACATTCTCAGCGCTGCAAGCCACTAACGATGCTGCACTATACTTTTCTGTTAGCCGATGACGCAGTTCCTGGATTTCATCAAATACGACTGATTTAAAGCCAACTTGAGGCAAGTAATTTTTCCACCCGCGCAGTAAAAGATAATGGATTATATAAATCTTAGCGTCAGGAAGAGGATATGGCTTCAACCCTTTAATTACATGAATATACGAAGGTATTTTCCCGTTCTTAAATAACTCTGTATTATCCCCTACTGACACCGGTAAGTCTAAGAATTTATCCGACTCATGAATCCAGCCTTTTATCATGTGGGGAACTACCACAATTAAAGCTGGCCATCCCTCTGCTGCAGCTAAAAAAGCAAGCGCCTGAGGCGTTTTACCTAACCCCATGTCATCAGCTAACAGTGTACGCCGATTATGCAACAGAAACGCAGTTCCCTCTTGCTGAAATTCTCGCAGCACACCGGTAAACGTCGGTGGCGGTACTATCTTATTCGGCCGTGCATTTATTTCTTGTCGCTTTAAAACATGAGCTACAGTTTCTTGATGTGTCTTATTCCACTGTTCCTGGTCCTTTATCCTAAGCGGATACCGTAGCATTAGCCAATTGAGATCGCCATTTGTACGCTTATTAAGCATAAAACGTGCTTTGGTTCTATTCAATGATTTGCACCCAGGGAAAAGCCGCTGTGCCATTTCAATTACACAAGGTTCACCCTCTATTACCCAATCCTTTTTACCTTCATCCCATGATAAAGTGCCATAATAATAATCTGCTTCACCAGGAGCGGAAAGATATGCAGGAACATTCATAATGCAATCCCCCACAACTTATTGAGCCCTATAGATCGACATGGCTTACCGTTAATCTCCGAAGGTAAATAAGCAATATTTCTTTCAATAACCAAAATAATTGCCTCAATTTGCTCATGCATCGCATATCGTTCAAGTTGCTTCAGAATACTTGTGCTGTTCGGCTTACCCTTCTTTACTTCTATTCCAATACCGCCATTACAGAGAAAATCAATTCTGTTTCGCGGCCCCAAGCGATATTCTTTTTTGCATGTCAATCCTTGTTCTTTGAGCGCAACATTAATCATGTCTTGAAGCTGATACTCTTCTATAATCTTAGGTATTCTTATTCGCGTAACGGCAGCAATTACTTCTTCTAAACGCTGCTCGACAGGAACTATTCCAGTAATACTTATCCCTCCCATCAAAACCCAGTATTACTATTTGCCTTTAAGCATGTAACCTCCGCTTGTTCATTTCCCTTAACAAGTCTTTATCACTCAACTTGCTTAGATTTTCTATTTTTTGAAGATACGCTTTAGGCTTTCTGTCCTTAACCTTACGGCGTATTTTAAAATCTTCCTCAGTTGGGTCAAATAATTCAAAATCAGCCTCATTGGTGTACTTAAACTTGTTTATGATTACCCACCACATGTTGTTGATATTGTGATAGACAATTCCGCGCATCAATCTACCACGATATCTAAAATATTTAACCTGCCCATTACAAATTGTTTTTCCATCCCTATCAGTGTTGTTATAACTGCCTTCACACGTGGTACCGTGTAAATCTTTTAAATCGAAGTTCATATCCTTTTGGGGACGATGACAATTATCAACTAAATGTTTTTTTACCTTATCTTCAGCAAATTTATATTTTTCATCAGATCTACTGTTGGCCCCCAAAGATTCCAAAAACATTGCTATTTTATTAGTTTCGTTAATCCATGAAAGCCTGATTAAATAAGGGCACTTTTCATATTTATCAAAATCGTAACGGCCACCATTTTTATTTTCTGTAACAATTTCCTGATAGAATTGAAATTTAAACCCCCGGGGGTACCTATCCACGGCAAATCTTAATTCCCCCTTACTACCTACCCAATAGTCTTTTCTTATGCATTTTGCAACATCCTTATCATAGCGAATATCAAACCCTCGATCTTTCATGTAATTGAGCAATCTATGCAGAATTACATAGTGACTATATTTATTACGGCTTGCCCAGTCATGCTTTTCATCAGTATCATTTACGAAACTAAAAGACATGCGTTCACGGCAGCAATTATAGAAAAAACCCTTCATACCCCTTTCCCCTCCCAAACAACAATTTCAGTGCGGCACCACTCCCAAGTACCAGGATCTACACGCCAATCCAAATCCACTTCTTTACTGTTATCATCTTTAAGCACACCAGCCTTAACCAGCCCATCCATGATCCACTTAGGAGCCATATTATCTTTATCTCGGTCACGGTCAATATTGTAATAAAAGTTTATCCTCACAATGGGCTTGTGAAATACCCGCTTCACTTTTCTTTTCCCGGACAGCAGCGCTCCTATCAACTCTTCCCATTGTTTCTTAGTCTCAGCTTTTTTCATGTAGTGCCACTTATCCCAATCATTTAAACTTGGAGGCACATCATAGATAATAATGGTCAGTTTGCCAGGTTCATTTTTGACTTCAGAGTCTGGCCGCCTGCTCTTTTTCTTAGCGCGGCCATTTTTTTTATTTACAATTAAGCCGAGTTTCCTCGCTTCTGCCGGTGATAATCGAAGCACTATTGAATCACCCCGCTAATTACGAAATAAGCCTGCTTTCCAAAAAATATCTTTTTAGTTTTTCATTTACTTGTTGGGACACTTTCTCATATACCCGCCAGCTACGTCCTAATCGCTTAATAATCGTTGCTTGCGTCGCACTCTCAATGTAAAGCCCAGTGAACACTATTCGTTCATGACCATCAAGAAGTTCAAAGATTTCGCGATACATTACTGGTGATTCAAAGTCTTCATACGACTTAACGCAGTCTCCTAAAGTAACAGGCTCCCCATCGCCGCTGTCGTAAACAACTTCATTCAAAGAAGATGTATAGCGCAGCCGTGAATACTCAAAAGCCCTTTTAACCTTTTTAACTGATACTTTCATTTTCTTAGCTATTTCCGTAACCTCTAATTTATCTAAGCCCTTTTTGCATATAGCTTTGTAAAGCTCTTTTGAAGGCCTTGCAAAAGTAATTAAGTCTGTTGAATTTCTCACAAAATGCTTAATTTCACCACATATTGTTAAGCTTGCATATGTACTAAACTTAAACCCTTTCGATGCATCAAAACCTTTTGCAGCTTTAACCAGGCCAACATTCCCTACCGCAACTAATTCGTCAAATTCAAAATGATTAAGCTGTGTAAAGAAATTCTTTGTGACGATGTAAACTGGCAACTTAATGTTGTCAGTAACAAGACGTTCCACCGTTATAGCATCATTCACTTATAGCACCCCTATCATTGATATTATAGCCAACTATATTGCTAATTTTAGCAATCACAAGGGGATGGCAGTGCCACAAAAAACCATCCCCCGCAGCAATTACAAATTATTCACCGGCGTAAACCTTATCCATCATTGTTAATGCTTCTTCGCCTTTGGATGATAGTTTAATCTTTTTACCAGCGTAATCTCGCTGCAAGTATCCCCGGCGAAACAACTTATTGGTTAGGTAGTATTTGTACTTCTCTCCAATTTCACATAACATCTTTTCAGCCATATCGTACAGTTCATGGCTTCTTCCCGGTCCGTAAAAAATCAAAATAGCTTTTTCAACCACTGCTTGCGCATGCTGCTTTGTTACGTTTTTATCTTCCACTGATTATCCTCCTAAAACGGAATTTCTTCATCGATTACGTCACGTCCGAATTGCCCAAAATCAACTGGCTTGCTGGAGCTCGAAGAGCTATTACTATTAGATGACTCCATGCTTTGAGCGACAAAATTGGCGACTATCTCAGTTACCCGTCGCTTTTGTCCATCCGTAGTTTCATACGAACGAACCTGCAGACGGCCTTCCACAAATACCCGGTGTCCTTTCGCCAGGTTATTGCCGCACATCTCAGCTAAGTTTCCCCATGCCACAATAGGGATAAAGTCCGTTGATTCCCGTTGTTCTTGCCCAGGCGCTCCAAAACTGCGAGAAACAGCTATGGTAAACGAACATACCGCCTTTCCTGTTTTGGTATATCGCACTTCTGGATCTTGTGCCAAGCGGCCAATGAGTTTAACTGAATTCATTCTGTTCCCCCTTAAAATAATCTTCAGCTAACCTTTTTGCTTCAGTCAGCTTTTTAAACTCTTCTACGCTACCACCAACATCCGGATGCGCAGTTTTTATAAGCTCTTTATATTGATTCTTGCATTCTTCAAGTGTCGGAATTTGCGCAAAGCCCAATGTCTTGAAAAAATCCGGAATTACAATAGCGGCCGGCAGCATTTTAAATCCTTGTGATAATTGTCCAAAATCATATATCCCGCGCTCACTTAATCTTGCGAGAGCTTCTAATGCGAGTACTACCTGAGCAAACGCATCACTGCCAAAACTGATCTTTTGCCCCTTTTCTACAGCCTTAGCCACAGTATGTTCAAAACGGTATTTCTCGCCCATGTAGGTTACGTCTACATATCCACCATGCCGGTCATAGTTCCAGTCATACTCCGTTACTTTAAACCGCTCCATAACACGCTTCAGCTTTTTTTCATAAGCGGCAGCAGCGCCGTATTGCTTACCGGCCATCATTCTCCCCCTTCCTCAAAATCTGGTTTATAAGCTTTACAATACTTATGACCGGAGCAGCTGTTATCTCCACAAGTCCACGTTTCACCATGACTATCTCTCAGCCATTTTGCACACCGGTCCAAATCAGCCTGAAATATTTTCCCTAAAACTATATAGCGTTCCTGGCTCTCAATATTATTTGCTGCACTTTGGATTTTGTCAGGAATATTATTTCTAGCCTTAAAATCATTAATGTTTTCGGTTATCTCTTCAAAAAGCTTTTCTTCGTCCTCATTCTCATGTGGTTTATCGCGCAAAGCGTGTTTTACAATATAGGCCTTTTTGAGTGTTAAGCGGAAATAAATCTTTTTATTACTCATAATCTTCCTCATACCACTTAGGCAAACATTTCTTGCAGACGTAGTTATTCGTTGCAACCTTCTTTAGCGTAACGCCGCGGGCATTGCACGTTGCACAACGGACAACGCCAGGTTGATTAGGCTTAGATGCTTCTTTAATTGCTGGAGCAAGCATCGCTGCCGTAAATTGTAATGAATCCAGAGTAGAATATGGGCCGCAAAAACTACTTGCAAGCGCTAATATAGGATTAATCATTACCAACCCTCCATTTTTCTACTGGCCATTCCCATAGCCTCTGCATGCCCTTGGCTGGAGCCGGATCTATCCGGCGGACGTTTGCTAGTATCCATGCGTAACGGCCACGGGTATAGTCCCCAAATTTCAGTTCATGGCCGAAGATTACACGCCCATCTAACAGCCTCACCTTCTCTGTAATAACACCGGATACAAGACCCATATAACGATCTACGACTTGCAGGCAATCAACTAAATCAGCTATCGCTATAACTGCGCCGACTGGCAAAAGCTGCGTTCTGCCGTATCCGTTCATTGCTAATTCTTCTTTTGTCATGCTAGGCCATAGTGCAGAGTGGAATGGATCGCGGTACGTAATTTCACGCCTTGCTAGTGACCAGTTCGCTCCTGCATGAATTGCAATCGGCCCCCGATATTTTGTAGACCAGCTTCTTGTCTCTATCCCCTTCACTTTACGTGCAATGAGACTTGCCCACGGCTGCAGGATTGTTATAGCTTTCATTTCTCCAACCCCTTCGATTTAATATAATCCCTGCAGTCATCACAGATCCGCAACTCGTTTCCGTTGAACTTATTTTTTATAACCTGTTTTGCTGGATGCTCACCGCACGTTTCACATTTATATTCGCACGCTTTATCCGAAGGACACTGTATTACTATGGTTGGCATGTTAGTCACGCCCCCCGCTTTCAGCGTCCGGTCCCTCTCCATAATCTTTAGCGCACCTCTTGGAGTTCGGTACCATATACATGCACCCACTGCCGGATACCGAGCAATCCCATCTACCGCTATCAGGATCATAGCTGGCACATTTACAACTCATTTCTGCTCACCCCTCCTTCTTCGAATTAAGGTAGTCGCCCTTTGCCTCGAAGTAAATATATCTACTACTCTGCTTAGCCGGTGTTGTAATGCCGTATTTATTCAACAAGCCTTTATACAAAGGATATTGAGACTTTAGCACTTTAAACCTTGTAAATGTTTCACCAGCGACCTCGAAGATGCTCAACTCCATTTCTTATCTCCCCTCCTGCTCTGGTAGTGCCGGTAATGGCATATGATGAGTTACACCCGGCACTACATGTTCAAAGTCTTTTGTTAGATATTGCTGCTGATAATAAACTCCTTCCATCACGCCATACTTATAGGCCAACAGTAACCTTGCTTGTTTCGGCTCTTCCGTTACCGGTATCCAGTCCCTTTGCTGGCCTAACTTGGCTAGGCGCAATATTTCTCCGTTCGCTTCTGGCTCTTTTGTGTAATAATCTCCATTGTCCCATTCGTGATATTTGCAGAGTGCTAAGTCTCCCCGCTCTATCTGGCTTATTAGGTCGTTCATATTTGACCCTCCCTATCCTCTCGCATAGCGTTTAGTAACCTTTTCTTGTGGTACGCACAATTCCGGTAAATTGGCTCTTATAAGGGCTTCGGAGAACTGAGGCGGGACCGCATTTCCGCACCTGGCTACCTGGTCAGCTTTAGAATATTTCTTGCCGTCACAATCCCGGTCAATAATATAGTCTTCAGGGAATCCCTGGGCATTGAACAATTCACGCGGTTCTAACATTCGCATGCCAATATCGACTATTTGGTAATTCTCGCCGTGTATGGTGACAAGGCCAAATTTGTCTTTTGTGGTTACTGTGTGCATCGGTTCATCTACCGCTTGCCCTTCGCCAGTTCCGTAATATTTCATGAGGAAGGCCCTGACCTCTCCAAAGTGCAACCCGCCGGCTGTTATGGTTTGAATTGGTTCCGTTACCTTCTGCCCTATATTTGTGCCTTTCATTTTAACTAAATGGCTTGTGACCAGGGCATTATGATCTACTGTTGTTACTGTAGGTATTGGCTTATCCATTCCTGAGCCAGGGCCAGTGTAATTGCCGCCGTAATGCTTTGCTAGAAAACTAGCTACCAGGGCGTACCTGGGCGACGCATCAACCACCATAAGCGGCCTTCCAAGGCTTTGCCCCCGCGTTTCTTTGTCCGATTGTTCGCCGTGGTACTGTATAAGTGTAGGTGTTACAAGAAACTGCTGATTTCCCGTTGTGATAGTTCTTGTCGGTGTGTCGACGCCACTACCTGGATGGCCCGTTGTATTAACCATAAGAGTTGGTGTAATCAGTAAGTGTTCTGCCTTTGTTACGATGGTTGTTAACGGCTCCTCGATGCTGTATTGCATCCTATCAGCGCCAAACCCAGTCTGTCCGATTCTCGCAATGTAGGGGGTAACTATTCCCCATCCATTTTTTGCGGTTACAGTTTGCAGCGGCTCGTCTATTCTCTGCCCCCGGAAGTCAAGGCCATGATGATTGACTTTGATCACAAAAGGTTCGGGATTTTCTATTACGAATTTTTGTATCCCCCTGGCTATCCGCTTCATTGTGTTTTCAGCCAGCGGCTTCTTCCGCTCAAATATCGATGGGCAAGGCAACGACCAGTCTATGCACTCTGCCGCCGTCCTCCAAGGCTTCAGTTTGCCGGAAATGACCGCCTCGCTCTTTGGGTCGCCGTGTGTTGGTTTGGGCCAGCTAATCGGCATATTATCGCGTCTGGCAACTAGAAAGAAGCGTTTGCGAATAGTTGGTGATCCAAAGTCACAGGCTCTAAGTTCTTTCCAGTCTACATGGTAGCCATGCCGTTTTAAGGCATTAACGAAAGCTTTGAACGTATGGCCTTTTTTATCCGGGTCGGGCATTCCATTTTTCAGCAACGGCCCCCATGTTTTGAACTCTTCCACATTTTCCAGCATAATTACCCTTGGTTTCACCACTGCCGCCCACCGAACAGCAACCCACGCCAAACCGCGAATATTTTTTTCTACCGGCTTCCCGCCCTTGGCTTTGCTGAAGTGTTTACAATCTGGGCTAAACCAGCACAATCCAACTGGCCTGCCCCCTGTTACCGTTAAGGGGTTAATATCCCAAACCGATTCAAGGTAATGTTCTGTACCTGGGTGATTGGCCTTGTGCATCCTTATTGCGGCTATGCTATGGTTTATAGCAACGTCAACCTCTCTGCCTGTAGCCTGCTTTGCTCCCTGGGAATCTCCGCCGCCGCCGCAAAAGTTACTAACTAGGATTTCTCTAAACAAGTCCTCTAAGGGCTTCAACCTCTTCCCCTCCCACTATGTTACATACCGTATCTATATATTTGTTTTGTTACATGTATTGGTGTGTTAATGGCCTAATGACGGGCTATTACTCATAAATTACGGTTTGGTTTGGGTCTATTTTTTCGCCTCTCCCATCGTCATACACCCACCAATTATACATATCTACTCCCGACTTCCATTCTTCCGGCATTTTGTGTCCAAGTGGTTTTTTTCTGTCAAATGCCATTTCACACATTTTTAGATAATTACGAGCGTATGCAGGCCATCTTTCTGCTTCTTTGATCCTGTTAGCTACAGAAGTTAATGGACACATCACGCAGCCGATCCGGGTAAATCCTTCGTCGTAAAGCGAGCAATACGGTAGGTTGTTTTGTTTTATATATTGCCAAACCTCTTGTTCAGTCCAGTCGATAATTAAGTTTAGCAGTCGTTTACTGTTATCACGGTAACATTGTTCAACCATTTTGCGTTTGCCGCGCCTTGCCGACTCTTCCCACCTTACACCCGTTACCACTAAGCGACCTTTACCGCCACTTTCCTTGTGGTCACAGCACCAACGCATTCGCCTGTTTGCAGGACCCCTTTTTGACATTACTAACCACTGACTAACTTTGGGATAATCTTTTATTACATCATGGTAATGCTGATTAATAAATCTCACTAACTCAGGTGGGTCAAAACCACCAATACGATAATGAGCCTCATATTTAACTCCTGCTTTTTTAGCTAAGTCAAGAATCACCATTGAATCTTTTCCACCGCTAAACGCTATCCAGTATCCTTCCTCTGGTTCGAATTGCTTCAGGCGGTCTACGGCTACCTGAACCTTATCTACTACGCCATACCATAGCGTGTTTTCTAGTAGCATTACCTCTCCCCCAATAGCTCTTGGTTATCCCATATATTGCCGACAAGAGTAATTGATGTTGTGTCTGTAAACCCACTAAGCGCCGTAAATTCCCGCCTGTGGCCCCACTCTACACCGATCTTGCAATTTTTAACCTGCAGTATTTCAGTAGCTTCCGCGATTACCTTCCCGGACCAATGGCACTTAATCGCAATGTGCAAGAGGTCGCCATGATATAGTTTTGTATCGTCAAGTACATGTAGCACCTGTCCTACTGTTTCGGGATCAACTGCTTCGCCAAAAACCTGGCAAAACCCATCTGAGTAGGAAGTGTATCTTTCGGCAATAAATGCGTCTGTATCTCCGTCTTGCAATAAATCGCCATATATCCACTCATTGTTGTCAAACCTCTTACCCCTATATAAACCTTGCATTATTGCTTACCCTCCCCTAGTACGGCCTGTAGGTCTTTTACCTTGTCAAGCACCTGTGTTTCATAATCGCCATAATGAGCAAACTCTTCTGCCGGGGTGCTATAAACCGCAACTAAACTACGCGCTGCCTCTTCCATCTTCCGCAGTCTTTGCGTTTGGTCATTACCTTTGTTATCAGCATCCCATCCTACCAGGTCAATAGATTCCCTTAATGCTTCATATGCCGCTTCACTTGGCGCATCGCCCCTAGCAAGTTCGTCCATTATTGCGCAAGCATCGTCTGCGACTTGTTCCAGCTTCTTTACCCTGCTATACTCGGCTCCGGCTGTATTGGATAGGGCTTGGTCGATAATCCCGTCATACATGTATACTTCACAAGCTTTAAGTCCCAAATGTGCTTCTTGTAAAGCTTCGCGCATAGCGGCTATAGTGGCCTGCTCTGCTGCTAGCTTGTCGCATAATCGATCATATGCACCAATAATACCAACACGGCAATTTATGCACTCTATACAACAATTTAATCCGTGCATGTTTATTATCCAAAGATGCTCACACTCGCTCATCTTTCAAACCTCCTTTATCACATGTATCCATCCCAAATCTGTAATTTACCAAGCTCAAACTCAACTTTTCTCATAGCCCATGAAGCAAAGCTCAGCATTTGGGCTTCATATTCTTGTCCGACTCGCTGCCGACTTCCACGATTATGATGCATCTGAATAACTTGGTATACCACGATATCATCTTTACGCCGGTCCCCGGGGCCGGGGCAATAAATATCAGTTACAATTACCAGCTTTCTATTGCAACCTCGATATATGCCCCCGACCTTTATTTCCGACCTCTTCATATAGCTACTTTATGCTTTAAAGACGCTGCCTTTTTTCGAATACGCCACCAAGCATTGTCCTCTGTCTTTTGCCTTAGGTTTAAAGCTGAGCAAATATCCCGTGGCTGTATTCCCTGGTATCGCAAATCAAGCACTTTACGTTCAAGCGGAGATAGCGACAGTTTCAAATCATGGTAAAAACTTTCAAAGTCCAAATTATGGGCAACACTTTCAAAAACATTTACATTTGGATCTTTAATAATTTCCATCCATGTAGTTTGCTTCACCGTATCCCCATCAATGGCCGAATCCAAGCGTAAAGCACCACTCATTATTTTATTTTTTTGGAAATTTAGCCCCCGTAGATATGAGTTGATTCCAGCCTTTAATGCCATGAATAAGTAGTTTATCGGCTTCATACTTCGACTAGAATCATATCTCTTTATTGCTGCAGCAACTCGAATGATTCCGGATTGCCTTGCGTCTTCCCACTCATAGGGCGGCAGCCCCATAAAAACAACTGTATCCATGCCAAGCTGATAAAACAGTGATAGGATTTCTTCTAGTTTTTCTACGTTACCATCCTTCGCAGCTATGATCGATTCTTTCGATACGACGCTCACTTCTCTTCACCCGCTTCTTCTTCGTCAAACAAACTGACAATTACAGCAGTACCGGCTATCTTGTCACCTGCATTTTTTCTGTTGGAAAACGGGATATTTAGAAATTCACTTAATTTTTCAACTGCAGCCTCTAATAAATTTCTGTGAAAAACAGGCTTGTACTCATGATTAATTAAATTTTCAGCAGCAAATCCTAACAATACAGAGTACATGCGAACGTCTCTTAATTTGCTTTCAAGTTTTGCTATTCGCTTTTCCGATTGCATATCTGTAATCATCGAACCTAAGAAGGCTCCTACCAACAACGAAACCAAAATTTCAATAGCGAATTGCATATTACTTACCTCTCTTTCCTTGTTGATATTTCCCGCATACCGCTATGCAGCCAAGCCCGAGGTCTAGCAATTGCGGCTCCCTTACGCAGCCATTTAGATTAAACGAACAATCACATTTATCTCCCATAATGCATATAGTTTTCAATTTCATCATCCCCCAGTTTGTAGTCTTCTGTCCGGACCTTCTAATCTCCAGATGTTTTGATGACTACCACACTTACCCACCATTCTTGATCTTATAGCTGGACCGTGGTTATCACCAAAACGATCTTCCATTACACGAAGGTTGGTTATGTCGTGATTGCTTGTAAAAATTGTTGTCTTGTTACTGATAACCCGTTTATCAATAATGTCATATAGTTTCATGGGCCACCATTCAGTCTTGCAACCTTGTTTCCCAAAATCTTGAATAATTAAAACTTGAATGGCCTTATACTTTCCCATCAGAGCGTATTCAGTTTCGCCTGTTTTATCACCAAACGTATCCTGTATTTGAGAAGCCATATCAATCTCTCTACTTACCAAAACAGGTATGCCTTCGTCGATTAGCATATTAGCAATAGCATTTGCAGTGTAACTTTTCCCTGTACCATTACCAGTCGGATTTATACTTTGGATATCCTTGGGACTGTAAATATAAATCCATTGTTTTCGATCCCATTCATGTTGCAGATATTGATACAATCGCCTGGTATACTTGTCCACCATTGCACTGCTAAAAGTCTGCCGAATATCTACTCCTTCCAGACCACTTTTAGCGAGTAACGATTCTCTCATTCGAGCAGCCTTACACTCGTTTGTTATATAACGGGTCAATACACCTTTATCAGTTACATCCCGATTATCACAAATACTACAATCTCGATTTGGCCAAGGACACACTTCAATCGTCTTCACCTGCACAACGGACACCGAATGGGAGGAAATTTTGGTTACTTGTTTTGCTCTTTCCTGCCACTCGCCCAGGATTGTGATGTTGCTGATTTTTTCCACAATTCTCCACCTCCCTTGCGGCTATTACTAACTTATTAATCTGACTGATAAAAGCCCCTATTGAGTAACCGCTATCCCTAATAAATTTATCTTCACTATTAAAAAAAGTTGTTAGCAACGATCTTGTCTTTTCTTCTCCGTAAGTATTTATCACCTTTTTGAGCAAGGCGCCATCTTTACCACCATTAATAAAGGGCTTCTCTTCAAACTTCTCAAAAAATAAATCATGATAATGATCCATCACAGTATGTTTCTTTATTCTTTTACTTTCTTTATTACTTTCTTGTATGTGTTCACTAGGTGAACCGGTTAGTGAACTGGTAGGTGAACCGGTAGATGAACAGCCGACATACGTTGAACTGGCATCACTCACAGACTCTTCAAGGCTTTGCAAGTTTTTTTCTGCATGTAGCGGTTCATTTAATGAACTGGTTACTAAACTGGTAGGCGGTTCATTAAATGAACTGGTTAACTGGTCGTTTATTCCTACCGGTTCACTAAATGAACTGGTATCTTTTAGTTGATAAGCCCCATAATTTTTCACTTTCACTTTCATACCAACCCCTTCCGTAACAATGCGCCTAATATATCCTCCATGCTCTAGCAAATTTAGCATTTTTGCCACAGTAGCCTTACTGAGAACATTTCCATCTCCCTCTGCGCAATCAGTTTGAATGTCTGAATAACTAACCCAACATTCGCCAATCCCTAATTTCCATTTTGTATCTGGAAATCGGTTTGCTTTTAACAATAAATAAATGAATATCTTAAAAGCAATATGCGGTAAGGAGAAATGACCGTTGTGTAAGAGCTTGCGGTATAGCAGTATGTAGGTATCATCATATCCACAAGCCATAGTCCCCCTCCTTAACCGCTTGTTCTACTTCGTTGCCGTCGTTCTAAAAAAGCGTACTTCATTGCATAGTGTTTATGATACAATCGCTCAAAAGTCGCCTGATCTACCAGGTGATTATTTTGACCAGCAATATCCCGTATTGCTTGCCACAACACTTGTTCTTTTTCAGCTTTGTCAGCAACATTACAAGCAGGACTCCGCAATGAGGTAATGATATTTTTTATCTCTGCAACTAAAAATGCATCATCGACAATTACCATTTAGCTCACCTCAATAAAATCAAATAGTGTCGGTTCTTCTCTTTCTGCCTCTGCGACTTTTAAATAGCCTAACCCATCCCTAAAATAATCCGAATTGAGTTCGCACGCTCGCCCATAACGGCCTTTTTTTATGGCCACCAAAGGGACTGTCATTAACCCACCAAAGGGATCGTAGGCAACCTCACCAGGATTGCTATAGCGGTTTATAATCCGCTCCACAATATCAATCTGCAATGGGCATACGTGCATCTGTTGTCGTTTTCTACTTTGAGAAGTATTAAGAGTCTTCATTCGGTTAATATCATCCCAGACTTCATCAGTCCATGATCCAGGGGCAACTACCATAAAGGATGCAGGTAGCTTGCCGTTTTCATCTAAACGCTTGGCCAACTCAACATGCTGCTCATAATTGTAAGCATATTCTTTCGAATATTTCCGGTAGACAGCTTGTAAATTTTCAACCGGGATAGAGGCAAGCTCATCTTTACTCAAAAGACGATTACCACTGGATCGCCAAAACGCATGCGCATCTATCTGCCACTGAGCCCGGGTATACTCTCCCTTTGTTTTAGCCACCGGCACATCTGCATACGCCTTACCTGTATCAGTTGGCAGCTTCCGAAATAATAAGATATATTCAGGGCAACCAACACCCATTTTAGTTCCGTCCTTGCATTGTTCTGTCCAGCCCAAACGATAGGTTTGATTATTCTCCCTAACTACGTCTGTAACCACTGTAATCATGCCAAAATAGTGAAAACCGTGCTTCATATAGTGATCGATACATAAAGCGTGAAATGGTTCAATTGTGGGCATTCCGGTGCCAGTAGCGTTACCGAACAACACTCGATCTTTTACATGGCAGGCAAATACTCTACCTGGCCGCAGCACTCTTAATAAATTGGGAGAAAGGTAATCCATTTGTTCAAAGAATTTTTCCGTACTTTGATTATGACCAAAATCATTGTAACTAGGCGTATACTCGTAATGATTGCTAAACGGAATCGAAGTAACAATCAGATCGATACTATCTGATTCCATTTGTGCCGTCTCTAAAATGCAATCATTGTTTGCTATCGTAAAGTGTTTTCCACTTACCTCCACACGCTCAACTCCTATTGTCCTTGCCATTTTTTCTGCCATTGAGGTACTTGAAAGGCCGTGCTTCTTGATTATCTCAACCATTTTTTCAAGCATATGATCATGCTGCTTCCATTTCTCCATGAGCGCCTTTAATATTTGTTGCTCACTTTCGGTGCAAATGATATCAATAATCACTTCGTTAACTTGCAAGTACCTGTAAATACGGTGTATAGCTTGAATGAAATCATTAAACTCATAATCAATGCCCAAGAAGACTGCTCTGTGGCAGAACTTTTGGAAGTTACAGCCTTGACCGCTTATCTCTTTTTTTGTCGCTAAATACTGAGTACGACCTTCAGAAAAATCAATTACGTGCTGCTCACGGAGCTCATACTCTTGGCTACCGTATATCTCCACTACCTCAGGTAGCGCTTTTTTTATTGCATGCCGCTCTGCTTCCAGATCATGCCACAAGATAAAGTGATCATCCGGACTTGCCTTGATTATTTCGATCATCTTTTCAACTCTGGAATCAATACTATCCCGTTTTTCTTTTGCCGCATCAGCCAGAGATATTGCAGCATCCCGAATTAGTTTCACTTGCCCGTCCCGGTCCACACCAGCCGTTGAGTTATCTACCTGTACCATGTGGTAGTTAATTTTCAGTTGAGGCAATGTATATCCGGTATCATCAAACCCTAAGTCAGAAGGATGAGTGATAAATAACGCCCAGCTGCTCATCCAAAGCCAAAATTCATTTTCCTTATGAGGATATAATGTTAGGTTATTGGCCTTTGTAGAATCCCTCTGGAAGAAACGAGTAAGAGCTTGTCCGGTATCCATAATCTCCAAATAACCGGCATAATGAATCAGTTCCTTATACTTATTTGGTGAAGGCGTTGCCGTGCTCACCAGCTTATAAGGCACTCCCCTGAACTTATCTAAGAAGGTTTGATATGTTTTACTACCATAACTCCTTAGACATGAAGCTTCATCAAGGCTTGCCGCGGTAAAATACAGAGGGTCTATATCGCCATCCCGTACCCGCTCATAATTAGTGATGATAATATCCGTCTTAGCTGCCTCAGCCTCTGCCATTGTACGGCAGTATGCAGGCTTTTCCATTCCCAACAACTCAACTGCGTCCCGGGTAAATTCTTGCTTCACACCAAGCGGCAGTACAATTAATGCCTTACCGCCTTCCCGCGCAATGACAAGCCTAGACCATTCCAATTCCTGCACAGTCTTACCTAATCCAAATGCCTCAAATAGAGCTCTTCTACCACCTTTAACAGCCCACTTCACAGCTGCCCTTTGATGAGGCTTCAAAGCAGGATGTATATCGTTTTCATTAACCATAAAACCGGTATCTTCAGCGAGAATAATTTTATTAGCTAAAAAATCGTTATAGTCCAATCTCCATCCTCCTATGGTAAGGATTTTTCTCCACTTAACAAGTAACTTAATGCCTCTTTTTGATAGGATCTTAAACGAATCTCTGACTTACTTTTGGAACTCTTCCTCCCGCAGCCAGGCCGCTTACCACCATGCCCACTGCCACCATTGCATGTATAACCCATGATTTTTAAGCGATCCTCGATAGTAGATGTTGCACAACCGATCTTTTGTCCAATTGCTTTCGCGGTTAAGCCATCTTTTTGTAGCTTATGAATCATTTCCAACTCTTCTTTTGCCAAAGTCATAAGATCACTCCTTAAATTCGCCTTCATGGAGCAAATATTCTATTTGGCGTTTCTGTATCGTTCCCGGATGCGTCCGATCCTCAATTAGTTGTCTGAGCCGAACAATTTCCTGTTTTAGTTGTTTCCTATCATCCTGCAACTTCTCAATATCTATGGTGTTGTAACATATCAGAGATCCAAAGAATAATGCAATCAAAAGCGCAGCAAGGCTTGCTAAAAATTCACTTTGCCGTTTAGTCAGCATAACTTATGTCCCCCGGATATTCATCATGTATAACTCCATCTAGTGACCTGCCGGCAGCTTTTTTACCTACACGGTAGACAGGGCAAGCACAATTGGCTTCCGCTTCAACATCAGCGCGAGGGAACCGACGAATATTGTTAATCCAATCCTCATCATATCCAGCGGTAGGTTTATTGACAGCTTGTGGCGGCACCCACTCACCCCACTGTTTAAACAGGAACGGCACTCCTGATTCTCGGCACTGATCACGTAATCCACGTACCCAATCAGGATGAATCGGCCGCGCGCCGGGGCCGCTCTCGCCTCCGCAAATAACCCAGTCAAGACCTACTTTTTTCCAGTACTTACAAAGCGGCCATTTTAAATATCTACTCACATTAATTGGCCCCAGTATAGGCTCCACACTTATAAATCTTTTAGCTGCCGGAATCTCCAAGAGCAACGGAATCCGTTCTTCAGCAGTTTGTTGATTCTCCGTTGTGACACCAAGCCAAACATTCATCAATGGCTGTTTATCACGGTAATAAGCATCGAAAAATTCCTTCATCCGCTCCGGACGCTTAGTAAGTACTATAAAGATGTGTTGAGGCGCTTTTGTAATCGTCACAAAAACTTCTCTTATAAAGTCAAACGACACAAGGCCATGAAATAAATCTGACATGCTGCAAACAAATATCTTATTCGGTTTCTTCCAGTTAAGAGGCTGATTTAATCGACTGTCGTGAATCATTATCTCGCTAAAATTACGATCAGGGTAAAACCTATTAGTCACACGCTCAGCATAGCAATTTAAACATCCTTCACTGACTTTCGTGCATCCAGTAACGGTATTCCATGTCTTATCAGCCCACTCGATTTTTGTCTTAGACACATTCTCACTTCCTAATCAACTTTATAAAACACACTTGCATCCCAGCCATTGCCTTTTAAACTTTTTTCCATTGCCGTAACTGTCCTGGTTCGTCCATTTCCCTGTCCACCGGTAGGACCCGAAACAAAGTAACAAGGTCCCAACCAGTCACTTTTACCCCGGCAATGTAGTCCAGCCGCCTTGATAGCTTTTAGGACAAGCTTTTCTCTTCCCTTTGGTACGCGCAGCACCAATGTATCCAGATTACAAGAACCGCCATCGTCTCCTGGCATTGCATCTATTGCCGCTAACCTGGCTTTGTCCAAATCCCTTTGAAGCTTTTTATAATCAACCGCCATTCTAATCCACCACCTTAACCAGATTGATTGACGGTGCATAGTAGTCATAAGAACCGCTTTTACGCCTTACTGAAACTAAAACGCGATCAAATGCCATATTGACGTACTGAAATTTCATACGGCAGCGCGGAGCACCAGGAGGAATATATTTACTGGCATCATCCAGTTTGGGGATGATTGCTATTACATCCCCTTCTTTTGTTTTTGCATATCCTCCAGCCTGGCTTGTCCATCTTACATAATCACCTACGCGAATTATCTGCATCGTTTATTCCTCCACTTTTATCCAATAGTTGATTTCAAGGTTATCGCCCGGATAAATAAAGTAATAGGGAGCTCTATTTTTAAACACCGTTTCGTAATTTCTTTCAATGATTCCGTGATAAAACTCACGTATGTCCCGCTTGCCATATGTGTTCTTGGCTATGTACCGGTCAGCAATACTCCAAAGGGTATCTCCCTTTTCCACTGTATAAACTTCAGTTACCTGAATTGCTTTGGCAGAATTGCCGCAGGATAGGGGCGAGACGGCAACAAGGATAAGTAATGCCAACCAAAGCCAATTGGCCGACTTACGGGAAGCTGGCGTGATTCTACGGCACATTTTAATCGGCAACCCACTCATGCTTTTACCGCCCTTTGCATTTCTTTCATCAAAAACGGCCACTTCCACCAACGTACATTGTTGCAAGTATGCGGCTTCGCAGTATCAATAACTGCCTCTTTTGCGGCTAACTCACCCATTGCATTGCCACGGTATTTACAAAACTTTGAGCAGCCAAGGCAACCAGGGATAGGAAACAGTTTAGCTACTTTTCTTTTCATATTTTTCACTCTCCAATGCATATTATGAATAACAGCTGCGTAAACTACATATCAGGAGAAGTCTACGCATTTTTTAAAATTTTGCTCATCAAAAGCTAGTTCTAACCGGAGTGATAATATGCATAAAATCATTTTTATTTTTGGAAGCAATACAAGCAGGTGATGTTGGAGTATTAAAAGACAGTGTTATCATGTCTTCGTTTATAATTTTTAGTGCATCTTGAAGATAAACGACATTAAACGAAATCCCTTGCAATGTTGGCCCTGCCTCATATCCCACAGGTATCGTTTCCGTTACCTGGCCGATATCCGGATGTTTACCTGATAACTTCAGGTTTTCCTGACCAAACTCAATATTTATAATGCTGTAGTCGTAGCCCTTAACTATGCCGGTAATCCTCGTTACTGCTTGCAACAGTTGGATGCGGGATACTTCAATAGCAGTAGAAAAATTTTGAGGTATTATCTTTTGCCAATCGGGGTACTTACCGCAATTTACGGTATGCAAAATGATTTTCTTATCACCAATTACAGCAATAGACTCATTCCATCTCAAATGTACAAATGATTCATCCTCAATAAATGTAGAAACGTGTTTTAATAGACTTTTGGGTATAACCACTCGCCCTTGACATTGCGGCTTTATAACCGGATTTATAGTTTTACGCGCAAGACGATGAGTATTTGTAGCTACCGCAGTCGCAGATTCTCCGTCAAATTCAAACAATACCCCTAGAAATATAGGCCGTGAATTATCTGTAGCTGCAGCGTAGTCTACATTTTTTAGCAAACATTTAAGCTCTTTACCGGTCAAAACAGCAAGGTTTTCGTCCGGTATTTTATGTTGCTTATACTCTGCACCGTCATTTGTATAAAGACTATACTGTATTAATCCGGAATTAATTTGCAGCTGCTTATTGTCTAAAGACAGTGCTAAGGACCCTTCCGGCAATGATCTTGCAGCAGTTTGAAGTGTTGAGCCTTGAATAAATACATTCCCTCCAAATTCAACATAGCTATGATTATTGTCAATTACATAGAAAATCGCATCTTGAAAGTTAGTAGCACTAAGCTCAACTGCATTTTTTTCATAAGATGTTGTAATACGCACTCCTGCATGTTGTGGAGACTTTTTACTAATGACCTTACTTATTGCTTTAAGGCCCGTTAAGAAATTTTCCTGACTTACTAAAAACTTCATTTCTTCTCCCCCATTCATTGCTATTTTATTCTACTTTATTGTCATTTTTGGCAATATCATTAATAGAAAATACCGTCGTCTTAATAATATTTGCGCAACAGCGAGTTAAAGCGATTATCCGTATGTTACCTCAGGTTCCTTATCTGGAGTAACATCCTCACATTCGCTGTCAGTATCAAGAATTATCTTTGTTTGCGCTTGATCCAATCGCATAAGCAGTATTTCAAAGTCGTTCACACGCCGCAACGATTTAATATCTTTTATATAATCGTAAGACATTGACCATTCATTTTCCTTGTCTCTATTGTAGTGATGCAATCTAATTGCAAAATTCATTTCGTTATCATGCTCACACTCAAAAGTCAATGTTGCATACTGAAAAGGACTCCATTCTCTTTCGTCATCATAACTTACAGCTAATGTGACTTCTACAGATTCGTAAGATACACTGTCTTCACATATAACATCCAAGCCTTGCGTTGCTACTCCCTTTGCTACATACTTGCACCAAGCCTCAAATATCTCAGATGCTTTAATTGAATCTCTATCTATCGGCAACATTAGTTCTTTAAAGTTTTGCAACACAGTTTTATTGTCAGCTGATACCTCTTTTAGCACATCTACTAAAACTCCATCCAGCTTAACAATATACCTGCCGTAATCATATTTCTCCAAGTAGGGAACCATTACGGATGTGATTTGTTTTTCAATAACTTTCGTTACGACCCCACATCTACCAAACAAGCTATCTAAAGCGTTAATTATACCTTTTTGCAATTGCTCTTCGACCATCTTCTCGACAGTGCCATCCTCTAACTTCTTTGCAATTACATCCTTAATGCTGCTTTCTAATGTCATTTTTATCTACCGCCCCTTCTCTAATCTAATCCAAATTCATCTAAAAATTGACTAGGCGACGCATTTACCATGTTTCCGCTCCAATCGGACACAGCATCAGCATACGTTAAATGAAGCCTGTTTTTCGCTCTTGTAGCAGCCACATAAGCAAGCCGACGTTCCTCTTCGATCTCACCGCGTTTTGACGGAAATACGCCCTGGTTCATTCCCACAAGGTAAACTGTGTCAAATTCAAGCCCTTTGCTGCCGTGTATGGTCATTAAATTTATGGCATCTTTTTTCTCAGTTAATTTTTCTTGGATATCCCTGAAGCGCAAATGCTTCAGAAACGCTTTCACGGAATAATCCTCATTAACTCGTTGCTTAGATGCTTGCCAGCGTTCAATTACAGGGATAGCTCGATCTACTTCACTTTGCGAGCCAACTATCACATTGCGAATAGCATTAACATGGGCAAGCGGCGAATCTTCGACCTTACTTATCGCCTCATTTATCGGGAGACTTGCACTTTCAAAAAATACTTGCCCAACAGAAAATTTTAGGCTTGCTTGACAAAGCGATACTTCCATGTTTAAAGCATATAGTTCGATTTCTGCCATTTTGATACTGTTAATAGCAAAGTTTTTAAATACCCGTTTAAAAGCCATATCATCAGCGTTGTTTTGCATGAAATACATCCAGTCTATGATTCGCTTAACCATGGGAGCCTTATAAGGATCTTCTTGCCCTCCTACTCGCAGACACGGCAATCCCCGCCGTTCCAACTCCCATTTGATACTATCCAGTTTTGCATTTGTTCTGGCCAGTACCGCAATTTCTTTATATGGCATGTCCTGAGACATAGCCGCTATAGAATCTGCAACTGCAGCATTTTCCTTATAAGCATCTTCATACCGATCCAAACTAACAGCGCAGCCGAACTTGTGAGCAATCAGTTTTTTGTCAACTCGTTTGACATTGAACCTGATTAATCGATTAGCAACGTCCACAATCTGTTCAGTCGATCGATAATTGTCCTCCAGTTTGATAACTTCGCAACCGGGATTGTTCTTTTCGAAGTTCACTATAAAATCAACTTTTGCCCCCCGCCACTCATAAATACTCTGGTCCGCGTCACCTACTATAAACAAGTTACGCGCTCTAAGCAGATCCACCATATACGCCTGCTCTTTGTCAGTATCTTGAAACTCATCAACAAAAACATGCGAATACTGATTTTGATAATGGGCAAGTATTGTCGGATGTAATTCCCACAACCGAATAACTAAATCCACCAGCCGGTTTAAATCCACTGCATTATTCTGCTTGCACCGGTATCCGTATTCTTCAAGTACTCTACATTCTTCCGGATACGCTCGACGTTCTTCCCGCACATCACCACATTTTTTATGACGCTCTACAACCTTGCTTAAAGTTGTGCGGTTCCCCAAGTCAGCAATAATCTTTTTAAATAGCTCATTCCGGTCCTCTTGATCATAAATGGAAAAGTTTTCTTCAATGCCTAATAAATGACCATGCTCTTTTAGTACTGACACCGCAAAAGCATCAAACGTATTAGAGAACAACTCCTTTGCCGCATCCTCACCAATCAGTTTTATGACACGTTCCTTCATTTCCAGGCCAGCAAGTCGGGTAAAAGTTAAACAAAGTATGTTGGATGTTTTGATTCCATGATTTAAAACCAGATTGGCGACTCTCTTCGTTAGCACTGTTGTCTTGCCACTACCGGCACCTGCTATACAGAGAATGACAGGAGCGGTAGTAATTACCGCTCTTTCTTGTTGTTCATTAAGGCCATTAAGCAATTCTGGCATCATTACCATCCTCCGCGCCACTGAGATTCCATACCGTCCAGTTATCAGCTGTAAAATCAAATTCAATCGCGCCAGCCAGTATGATATTATCCAGCTTACCTCTTACTTCAGCTAAACCGTTTAGGAGCAGTTGAAAGTTCTTTTTGTCTAAGTGGTTTAGGTTATCCATTACCAACAGTCGCAGTTTAGGTTTCGCACGGTCAATAATTGTGACCATCATAGCCGCTAAGAAAACCGTTTGTTGCCCTGTAGAAAGAGCGTCAAAGTTAACATAGTGGCCTTTCGCATTAATCCATCCAAATTGAAATATCTCTTTACCGGTATCACTCTCTGTTTGGAAAAACGGTTCATAATCGAATCCCATTAACGCCAGGTTTGCACCAATATCCTCTTTGATAGGCTGCAAAATTTCCTTTACAAGTTCCCCTTGTACGCCTTTTGCCCCCAAGGTATCCGCAATAAGTTTTGAGCAAGTAGCATTATATTCAGCCTTACGGTTATTAATCATGGACTGTTGCACCATAATAAGAGCCTGCCTTGCTTTCTCTTTTTGATCAACAACTGCTTTTAAGCTGGTTATTGCAGTTCGGCTATTCTCAGCACGTTCTTTAAGGGGGCCTATATCTATCACTACTTCATCCGGCTCCGCTTGCAGTCTGTTCAATTCTTCCCGATACACCTTAAGTTTGCTGTCACGGTCTGCATTTTTCTGGACATACCCATTCCGTTCATTAGTCAATTCAGTAATCGACTTGTTAATGGAGGCATTGCGCTGGTTAATTTCCTGCGCTTCTTTAGCCAGTTGCGCCTGCCTGTTTTGCTGGTCTGTCTCCTGCTCATCGAGAATTTTAATCTGGCCTTCTATGCCAGCCACTTCTTTTTCTAGTTCAGCAACTTTAGCATCTGCCGCAACCTTATTCCGTTTAACGCCATCCACCAGTGCAGGGTCCGAAAAGTCTTTCGGGCATTTAACCATGTGATGAGCTACGCACCTGCCGGAGAGCTCACCAACCTTCCTGAGAGCATCTTCTAAAGTTGCTACAGTAGTTTTGATTGTGCTAATTGTACTCTTTACGCCTCGGGCTTTATCTTCAAGTTCTTTTCGGCTCACTCGTATATCAGAAATCTTAGTTTTGATGGTTGCTAACTCATTGTCATTGTTAGGTGGATCTACCAATTGGCCTTGATGTTCAGAAATTTTGGTATCAAGCGCAATAAGGTCATGCACTGGTAATTCTTCCAGTTTCGCTATTTCTAAATTCAACATGGCAAGACGTGCGTTTTTTTTATCGGCCGCTTTCTGTTTTTCCTCACCAGCTGTAAGTTGCTTTTCAATATCAATCAGGCTATTCTGCAATAGCTCAAGTTCTTGCTTTTTGGCTACAATACCCCGCTCAGTTTCTTCGAGATCATTCTTTAACTCACTGATTTGGCGAACCGCTCCCTGAGCATCTTTTTGCTTACTGGACCAGAACTTTTTTTCCGTTTCCAGCCAGCCAAGCATGGATTGTAGTCCTTCACTTACTCCAAATCCGATTGGATACTCTGCAATTGCTTTTGTGATGAGTTCTTGCATCACGCTAAACTGCTCGGGATTATTGATCTGCAATTCATCTGTTAGCAGTTTCTTAGAAAGGTAATCTTCAATCCGGTCACGGTTCCATGAGTCGGATGTGATTGGACTAAGGCCGTAAATAAAATCCCGTCGTTTTGCATCGGACATTGATAAAAACTCACTAAAGTCCATCATCACTGGGAAATTCCCAATCTCTGTCCCAATCCGGATACTTTTATCTGTATCAGTCCGTTCACCGGCGCTCGGTGAAACAGAAATGCTTTCTTTAATCGTTACAGTAGTCTCACCATTTTTAGCATTACGCTTTTCGCTTCTTGTTAGAGTTCGCACATGGCTAAAAGATTCTGTCCGAAGCCCAACACTCATATTGTCGCCGGTGGACATTTTAAAAGTATCCGTAGCTGTCTTCTTTTGCCCAGGAACATAACCAAGCATGGCATAACCAAGCGCCTGAATTCGAGTAGTTTTACCGGCTCCATTACGGCCAGTAAAGATATCCATACCAGTTAGCTCCTGCACAGCTGTTTGCCCTTTCATATTTTTAAACTCAATGGCAGTTAATTTACTCATACTGCTTCGCCTCCAAATATTGCTTCAACTGTAGGTTTGGAATTATCCATTTTGCCATTCAATTCTGCTAAGCAAGCTTTTGCTGCAGATCGGACAACTTCGTTCTTCGCATTATTTGCTAACCAGCGCAACTGATCAATATCTAAATCCGATAGTTTAGTCATGGTACCTTTATTCGATATGGCCACGTCACCGGCTGTTGTTGGTGCAGAACTTGCTTTATTCGTTAATATGGGAGTTGCTGCCGCTGTTACCGCAAGTGCTGAATTATGGACAGGCTTTTTATCATAGGAAAACCCTTCCGGCAGCGCCCATAACGGTAAGCGTGGAGTTGATTTTAACTTAAATGAGTTTTTCCCATACGGCTCAATTGGAACCCATTCGTTTTCCAATTCATACAAGTATCGTCCAATCCCCCACTGCACGGCAGCACGTTTCATAGAATCGCTTAAACCGCCTTTAGTAGCCTCTGTTGCACTGTCATTTGCTCCATCCCATTTTGTAATCCATTCTCCGTTATGCAAAATGGATATACCACAAAGTTGGCTATTGGCTTTCCACTCACGATACTCATTTTTCCATCCGAAGGGGCCAAAAACTTCGTCTAATCTAGTCTGAATTGCGCGGTTTGTAACATACGCCAATGCAATTCCTTTTAATTTATCGGCCGTTGTAGCACCTACACGCCACTCCACTTCACTTGGAAGAAAAGGCTCTTGCAGTTTCTTTTTTATATCATCTTGCATTGTTGCCCCGCCTCCACTTCTGTGGTAACATAGGTACTAACATTATTTTGATATGCTGTATTGCTAACCGCTTCTGCGCCAACAGGAGCGGCTTTTTCTTTTGGTATAAGCGAATTAATATACTTTCTTACTATTTTATGCTGATCTTCAAGCGTAAGGCCGTGTTTCAACTGTTCACGATCAATTAGAGTGAACCAATTAGCACCTCCAAGCCTTTGCGTTGCCTTAAAAGGATGTTTTCCTGCAGAAAAATCAACTATATCAAAATCGGTGCCAATTATTCGTGCAAACATCCCGTTTGTTAAGTGAATTTCAATTTCTTTCTTATGGTTAATGCCTATGGACATCGCTTTAGTTTCTTCAAAAACCTCTTTCATCGCAGTTACCATACTTTCAACTCGTTCGAATAAAGCCATATTTATATCCTCCTTTATTTCATCTTTGCACGGGTTACAAACCTCAACATATTTGCTATGATCAACTATATTTCTTCCGGTTACGTCGTCAAAGCAAACGCCGCAACAATCGCAAAACATAACTTACACCTTCCCTTCAATGTGATTGTTAGGCTCTCCCAAATATTCACGAAGCTCTGCCAATTGTTTTTTAATAAGCAAAGAATCAGCTGGATTCCATGAGCCTTCTGCTGCTGTAATGTTTCCATCAGTAAGGTTACGGCATAATTGAAGGGCCATCGCGCGTAACCTTATGAGCTCATCGAGCAGATCGCCATATTCAGACGTTTTAATCCCCTCCTAAGCCACATATTTAATCAACATTTCTTTTACGATACCGGTATATATTTCTTTCAGCCGCTTATCTGACTCTATAACATCCATTTTGGTAATAGAGTTTATTTTTGTCTTTGTGGCGCCAGTATCTTCAAGGCGCTGTCTCATATTACGAATCCGCGTATTTAGATCACAAGCTGCTCTTTCTTCAAGCAACATATAACTTTCTGAACGAATGGCCTGATAATTCTTATCTGCACTGCATTTCGCGATTCTATTTACCATAGTATTAATTGAATCACGCCAGTTATCATCACGCTGAATGATAGTCTCTTTAACGACTTCTAACCGCTGCTCAATATAGCCGGTCCGTTCGATAGCCTCAGTAGCTTTTGAGTTAGCTTCTACCAAATCAAGTTGCAATTTAGCTGTGTTATCAAGAATTAACTTAAACATTTGTAATTCTGGTGATAGCTTGGAATAATCAATGAGCAATTGAGCTTGTTTCGTTCTAAAGTACGATTCTTCCAAAATATCATACTGTTGCCAAGCTTTATCGGTGTCGAGAATTTTACAGTGGCGATTAGCGCCGCGCTCAGTCCAAAGGTACAGCTGCGATGTAAATTTAAAGGGCTGGTCAATATCGTTGACTACCCTTTTGAATTCTTGCAACTCCTCGCTTTGTAGAAAAAAATAATCTCTACCTTCAACAAAACGATCTTTGTTATTAGAGAAATTATTTTTGATGTTATTGCTGTCAGTCTCATAAACTTGTGCTAATTGCTGAGTTGTCAATACTCGTTGCCCACGGTGCTCTAAAATCGACAAATTACTCATACACCCTCCACCCTAAACCGATCTACCGCTATTAGCGATCCATCTTTCTAATTTATCCCGATACACTCGATACTTTTTGGGACCGAGTTTTACAAGCGGAAACCCTTCTGAATGAATAATTTCATATACAATAGTACGAGAAACATTAAGCCTTTCAGCTACTTCTTTTATTTTCATCAATGGCTCGGTTTTCTTTTCAGTCGTACAAATCATCTATACTCACCCCCAATGCCTTAGCAATTCTTTCCAACTGATCTTTATGACTTGGCAAGGTTTTCCTTGTTTCCAAATCGGCTAACGATGATCGCGGCACACCAGCTTCATTTGCAAGTCGTTGCTGACTCCAACCTTTTTCAACTCGGAGTCTTTTTATTTTCATTACTACATCTTTCCTTTCCGGTTATTCCGAAAAAGACTTGCTGCGACGTTTTAATTCTATCGGATATTCCGATACAAGTCAATACTATTTTGCACATTTTACTACAAAATATTTCGGTATTTCCGAAAAGGTTTATAAATAAAAAAATCGAATAATACCAAAGTTTACAGGTATTATTCGACATGAAAATCGCATATAATATGGAATCGAAAGGAGAATTATCGTGCATTTTATCGGCTCAAAACTTAGAAGTTTACGAGAGGGCAAAAATTTACGTATTGAAGATTTATCGGAAATTACAGGTATTAGCGTTTCCACTCTTTCCGATATTGAGACGGGAGAAACAAAAAACCCACGAAAAGCCACTGTCAAACTCATATGTGATGCACTTAAAGTACCTGAAACTTATTTTTACCTTGAAGATTCACGCCTACCCACAGACTTAATTCCAGAAATGCCGGAAGAAACACGTAACTTCATAATGAATGGACGAAATGTACCATTTCTTGTTCTTACAGAAAAAGCAGCTAAAAACGGCCTAACACCAGAACAATTCGACAAACTCTTAGAGCTATGGTTGGAAATAAAAAAGTAGCCTTCCGGAATTTGGTGGCTACTTATTTTTATTTACCTCGTTATCGAAAATTCCTTTAGAAATTCCTGTAAATAGTTAGGATCAACTATGTAACTTCCATCCTCCTTCCTGAGCCATTTAGCAGCTTCAAAAAGATCTTTGATAATGTAGTTTGGCTCCATGTTCCACGCTCCCACCTTGATCGTCATACCATTATTCGCCATATATGACTACAATTCCTGTTAAAAAGATAAAAAAATAGAACATATGTTCGACATTGTAAGTCATGAACATTATTTCTTCTCGTCAAATTTGAAATATTCCTGCAGAATTAAGTAATAATTTTCCAACAAATTCTTACAAAATACACTCTTTTTTTTAAACGAACAATTAATAGATGGAGAGGTACCATGGAAACTGAAAACACCGATAAAGTAAAAAAGAAAAAGAAAAAGAAAACTAAACGAGGTAATGGCGAAGGTACAATTTATGAATATAAAAACGGTTATGCTGCTCAAATAACCGTAGGTAGAAACGACGAAGGTAAGTTGATCCGTAAAACAGTCTACGGAAAAACACGCGAAATTGTTAAAGACAAATTACTTCAATTGCAAATCCAAAATCACCAGGCAGCATTAGTCAAGAGCAGTACCGATACTATGGAGACAGCTATTAATGCTTTCTTGCAGAAAAAGAAGTTATCTGTTTCAGCCGGTACTTGGCACAAGTATGAAATAAATGCCAGAGTACATGTCATCTCCTACTTTAAGGACGACAAAATAAATGAAGTTACGAAGCCCGATGTTCAAAAATTTATTGGCATAAAAGCCCAAACATTGGCCCCTGCAACAGTAAAAATACTGCACCTTATCCTCCAGCAAGTTTTCAATGATGCAATTGATAACGACTTAATAGTAAAAAACCCTGCTGATAGAATTGAACTTCCAACTATAGAAATGCGTGAACTTGATCCTCTAACAGAAGCTGAAATGACTAAAATCTTGGAAGTGTGCTTCGGAACAAGATTATATCCAGTCGTTTTAACTGAATATGGTACTGGGCTCAGGCGATCAGAGATCTTAGCCCTAAAATGGGAGGATTTTGATTTCGCTAATAAAACCGTAAGTATTAAACGCAGTTACGTTAGAGTAAAGTCCAAGGCTACAATTCAGAACAAGACTAAGAGTAAATCATCCAAAGCGGTGATTGCAGTTCCGGATTTTGTTATTGACTATCTCCAAAATCTTGAAAGAACAAGTGAATATGTCTTTGCACAAAAAGATAAAAAGCCTCTTAATCCCAATAATTTCAGGAGAGACTTTAAAATTAAAGTGGACAAACTATATAATTCCGGTGAATTAAGCGTAGAAAACCTCAGGTTCCATGATTTGCGCCATAACTATGCAAGTCAACTTGTAGCTTTAAATGTTCATCAGCGGCTAATACAGGCCCAAATGAGGCATGCTGACCCACGGACTACATCCAGATATCAGCATACCACCCTAGAAGGCCAACAAGGGGTAGCTAATACACTTAATACTGCAATTACTGCAGTAATTCCGGGTTGCAGTACGGTTGCAGTAAATGACAAAAAAAACGAGGCTTAA